TATTGTGGAAATAGCTGATGACTGTTCATGCTTTATTTTGTAATTGTAAGCAATGTCAAGTGCCATATCAATCTGCCCAGACTTTAATCTATAATAAGTCTCAAGCGCGGCATTAATAACAGATAAATGAGCATCTGTTAGATTAACGACATTGATCTTGTCTTTTTCTTTTTTAGAAGTTTTTTTGCTCATGTACGATTATCTTTATTTATGATTCCACTCGTTTCATTCCTAAAGCTTCTCTTGCATCATCACGCAAGAAATGATTAACAGAATATCCTAAATCTTCAGGATCTAAAAACCTATTAACAAAAGATTCTAATTGTTCAATGCGGGGCTTTAATATATCAACATTTTTTTCAATCAATTGCAAATATGCAAGGCGTATTTCAGCGAGTTGCCTCCAATAACACACATCGCACAATTCTTTTTCTGTCCCATCTCGCCCATGAGAATGATGGTTAATTGCGTATGAAAAGCAGCGTTTACAAGAAATCATTGCTTGTCCTCCATAGATTGTATAATTTCATACAATTCATCTTTAATGCGCCATGTATTCGTCGCCTCAAGAAGTCCTCCATCAGATGAATTTCTTGCATCGCATGATTTCTCAGCAATTCTAGCGTCGATATATTCTAAGAGTTTTTTGATAAGTTTTTTGTTCATGGTTTGTTTTTCTTAGCCATTGTCCATTCACTAGCTATTTCCATATCACAACCAATACGATTTTTAGACATTAACCAATTGTGCATTTTGTCGCCAGCTTTTTCTAGTCGCTTGATGCGTTTATTCGCTGCATCACGCTGCTTCATCAGTAATTCAATTTCACGCCTACGACAGCCATCAGATTGATTAACTCTTTTCCAATGATTAGTCAACCTGACATCTTGGACTGTCTTGCATTCGTAGGTAGCAAATTCGCCATTCTCTGAAACCAGCAGGTTTCCTACATGAACCATGATAGACGACTCGCAAAACGGGCATTTATCTGGAACTCGTTTCACGACTTAGTTTCCCTTCTAAATTCTTCCAAAATTGTATGCATTGCAATAGAAACCTTTCTGTGAGACGAGTCTGAAAAGAACGCTAAAGATGCTCTGTTGATAATATCCTCCAGCCGATTGATGCGATTATTTGCTTTTTCTAATTCTTTTTCAAGAATATGTACTTTATTTTCTGCAATTGCTTCGTTTACTGTAGCAACATTTAATTCAACTTCAAGTTGCACAGAAAGCTCGACCATGAGTTTCGCAAGCTCTTGGGCATCATAAGCTTTTTTCCAAGTTGCGTGTGTTCTTGGAGCTTTTGTCGCGTCAAAATCCATTTTGATTCACAATCTTCGCCCCGAAACCCAAGAAAGTCAAGGAAAAATGCCAAAAACCTTCGCGATCATTTAAATAATATACCTCAGTGGGAAAACTAATTTTAAATCCAAAAAAGTATTGATCAGTCCATTCGTTAAATTTATTGATTCTGCCTATGATTGGAAAGTAGAGTTCAATATATAAAAATCTAAAATTCTTTTCGTCGTTAATGATGTTTATTTTCATGCTAGTATAAATAGTATACTATCCACGCCCAAAAACCAATAGGAAGTCCCACAAAAATAAAAGTAATTAACCCCAGCATTATCTTTTGGGGTATTGTGTATTTTTTAGTATTTGATTTCATAACGTAGCGTCACACGCTTCGGGCTGCAAATGATTACGCTTTGTATAGTCTTCAAGAGCGGCTTTCAATGCTTCTTCAGCAAGAACAGAACAATGAATTTTTACAGGCGGCAAACCTCCAAGAGCATCTACGACTTCTTGATTTGAAAAGTTCATAGCTTCTTCTATGGTTCGACCTTTAATAAGTTCGGTTGCCATGCTGGAACTAGCGATAGCAGAACCGCAACCGAAAGTCTTGAAGCGAGCATCACAGATCTTTCCGTCTTTAATTTTGAGAGAAATTTTCATGATATCTCCACAAGCAGCGGCTCCTACTTCGCCAATGCCATCAGCATCCTTCATGTCGCCCATGTTGCGGGGATTAATAAAATGTTCCATGACTGTAGGATTGTATAGAGTATAAGATTCGCTCATAATTAGTGTTACACTATTGTTGTTTTAATATTAATTTAGGAGAAGGGCAAAATTTAAGAAATGGGCAATCTGTGGCCCATGCGTCACAAGTTAGGCACTCACCATTGTGATCAAAGCTCTTAGGTTTACGACAAGGCCACTCATGCAAGTTACCAAGAACTTCAATAGTCATCAACCTCCAATAATCCCATTGATAACCTCTTTCATTATCCCAATGCACAGGAAGTATTTCTTCTTTAAAGCCAGCGGGGCCAAAATCAAATATTCCACGAATAACGTCGCCTTCGTAAATGGGTTTGCCGTATTTATCTTTCATTCCAGTGTATTGCTGGATTGGATATTCGTCATTAGTTAAATATCTATCAGAATAATCAAAGTCATTAAGCCCAAAATATACATATTTACTAAACTCTGGTATATATACTCGGTATTTTAGTTCTCTCATATTATTTTAATAGCTCTGGATTCTCAAATACATTACCGACAACTTTCATAATATTATAATCAGCCGCTGGACTTTCAAAGTTTGGTATAAAGAACCAATTGGGTTTTATAGCTTTTAATTTATAGCAACGATCCCAGTATATTTCATACAATCCACAATGATTATCTTTAATACCTTTGGCTTTATCATTTGCTGCTGTATGTAGTTCAACTATGTCGCCGCAATAAATTTCTTTGCCATCTTTGTCTTTCAGTCCTGTATATTCTTGCGGCTCACTTACGCCGCCAGCGATACCTTGAGGCACTCCTTCATACACATCAAAATAAATAAAATACTTAGAAACAAAAGAATAGATTCTAAATTTTAGTTCTCTCATATTACTCATTATCGTAAATAGTGCCAACTATTTTTGGATAATATTGCTGAACGATATGACTTAAATTCCAAAATTCTCTAAAATCACTATCATCAGTAATAATGCACCCATAAGATCCGCCATAATAAATAACAGGCACTTCGCCCTTTAGTTTATACCTAGCGGTGAAATCAAGAATATCGCCTTCAAAGATTTTGTTTAAATTGATATCTTTCATTCCGGTATATTCTTCAATAATATGTTCGGCGCGATTGAAGCATCCCGTTAAATGAGCAACTCCCTCTACACCGTAGAGAGAGCCAGTCATTATGTACTTTTTTTCTTTTATGCTCCTGATTCTATAGATGAATTCGCGGCTCATATTGTTTTTATAATTGTTAAATTTTTCTACGTTATTTTTCCCAGTCGCAATTTTTGAATGTATTTTTATTCAAACACATATTATAATCATGATAGATTAAAATCAAATTTTATGGGACGGAAGAAACTTTACAGCACTCCAGAAGAATTGCGAGAACATATCAAAGCTTATTCTAAAGCTTATTATAAGGCTAACCGAGAAAAAAAAATAGCTATAGCAAAGGCTTTCTACTTAGCTAACAAAAACAAAGCGAAAGACAGAATGAAAGCCTATAGCAAAGCTTATTACGAAGCTAATTACGAAGCTCACCGAGATAAAATGAAAGTTTATTATGAGGCTAACCGAGATAAACGGATAGCTTATACCAAAGCTTATAGGAAAGCTAACCGAGATAAAGTAAACGCTCAGCGTAATAAAAATCGTAATAATCGCATGAAAACAGATATACAATTTAAACTGTCCCGCGTATTAAGACGCAGATTGTATAGGGCGTTACATGGCAATTATAAAAATGGTAGTGCTGTAAAAGATTTGGGATGTACTATTAATGAATTTAAGACTCATTTAGAATCTAAGTTTCAGTCTGGTATGACTTGGGATAATTGGAGTTTTGAAGGTTGGCATATAGATCATATCAAGCCACTAGCATCATTTGATTTGACAGATAGGCAACAATTGTTGATGGCTTGCCATTATACTAACCTACAACCATTATGGGCAAAAGATAATTTAATCAAAAGCGACAAAATTATTTTTTAAGATGGTAGATATTGGTGCAATTGCCTTTATGGGTTAGATTCCAACCATGACCATTATATTGCTGGAGATATTGGCAGTTATCTATTACTTTTATGGTATTATTTCTATCTCTAATGTAAATGCAAGAATAAACAACTAAACCAATAATCACAATAAATATTGCGTTCCAAAATAGGTCTTCTTTATGTATGTATGCCATAATTAGTGTTATATATGTAAGTTTTTATTACGATTGCTCAAAAGAAAATAATAAGCACTCAAAATAATTCGTACAAAATTTTTACTCTTGTCGAATCAGTCTCTGGGATTTCTATCTTTGCTCTTAGATAGATTTTTTTACGAATAGTTATTGGTCCAGTGTACAAAGCAGATTTGCTAGTTGGCTCAGATCCATCAAGTGTGTATCTAATAGGTAAACCTTCAATAAAAGGAATTAAAGTAATAATAGAATTTTCTAGTGCTTCAACTCTGCCATTGGAATCGTAGAAATTTTCTATTTCTTGATCGTTGATAAGGATCTTTATTGTTCTTTTAAAAGAGGCATTAAATACAACAACTTTATTTTCTGAGCGCAAAGTATATTGTCCAGCATCTCCTTCGACAGCAGAATCCATTACAAAAAAATTATTTGTCTCAGATTTTAATAAGTAACCATCTTTTTGCCAACTAAAGGTTTTTCCAAATACATCTGATCTCAATACGAAAGGAAGACCTTCTATAATTGTTATTTCATTTGTAGTTGATATAAATTTTGGGTTTGGTTTCGGGCTATTCAAAGATAGCTTTTTTGATTTGATCTTAGAGTCGTTATAATCGGCATTAAATGCAGAACAAATTAAAAAAATGGATGCCGAAACGACAGTTGCAATAATTAATTTAAAGTATTTGTTTTTTGTCATTTTTAGAAAATATGTGGAAAGCTAAAATGTTGGATACTTCTTTGCTTTTGATTTTATTTTTGCTATGCACCATGTAGGATGGAATATCAAAATTGAATTTTTGACAATATTCACCAAGCCACTTGGCGCAATCTTTTCCTAGTTTGCAATCCATAGATATAAAATCTGGAATGCCATTTGTTTCTATATGTCTTATAAAATGATCAAGTGTTCTAATTAAGATGTATTCCTTATCAGGAAGATATGCCCAAGTTATATCTTTGGGATACTTTTTGGGATCAATAAAAAGGTGCAAATAGCTTTTCATATCTTCAGCTTTTCAGGAACAAAAGTTCCCTCATTTTCTACAATATTCTCCATGATCAATTGGAGACGCTTTTTGTCAGATGAATTTTTATTATAAAATACTTCAATACGATCATCTTCATCATAATCTCGAAAGAGTCCGCCATTTGCTTCAAAATATATTTCGATCAATTTTAGTTGAGAAGTGCTGAATATTTTATTAAGTTTGTTAGACAGGTTCTCTTCTTCATCAATTAAATTTCCCAAATTTTCTGAAACATCATCAAGATCTTCAAGTAAAGTATTATTATTGAAATTTGTGCAACTCATAAAGAGTCCCCCAAGAGCGCACACATTGCAAGATTCGATTTTCTTTTCTACGAATAACTCTTGAACAGAGTCGGTATATTTAATATCTGCCCAAGTAGCAGTAGGATTGTAATTTGGTTGCACCCAACATCCAGACTCAGCAACATACCTCTTAGCCTTGAGTTGGGCAAGAACATCCTGAGCAATCATTACTCTTTTCTGAGCTTTGGTTGCTTTTTTGAATTCTGCGTTTAGATTTTTAATCTTCGTTTCCATAATAATCTTTGAATTCTCCGTATCCGAAATAAGTGCGGAAATTTTCTTTGATAGTGTCGAGTTGCGGGTCTATTGTGGGGGCTTGGACAGGATTGTCAAGGGTATATTTTTGACTATGCTGGCTCTTCAATATGTTGGCTTTTTTGCTTAATTCATATGCTTGGGCCTCAAGATCAAGAACATCTTGACGACTATCAGCATAAATATTCGCGGCATTATCTTGAGATTGTAGCTTGTATTTATGATCAATAATTTTTTGATACTCTATCTTGAATAGCTCATAAGATTCAGCGAGCTTAGGAAAGTCTTCAAGGAAGAAATAGAAACCAATATCCATAGGATATTGACCCCCTGTGTCACCGGGGCATCCTGAACTAGTATGGAAACCTCTGAAGCCAGTGCCTCCAGCATAATTACCAAAAAGAAGAGAACTAACAGACTCGCTGCTATTTTTACTCTTTTTGTAATTTTTAATAGATCCTTTAACGCCACCAGACCAGCCAAGGAAACTAGTAGGATAGTCTTTATTTTGCCTACTCCAATTAGTTTTCTTTCCAATCGGCGCACCATGAGAGTTACTCACTTGACCAAAAGTAACATTAATATCAACCTCGCAATCAAATCCCCAGAATTCTTTTGCTTTTTGTACAATTAGGTTTTCAATTTCTGAAACATTTGTAGCATTTAAACGAACCCAATCTTTCTTTTCGAGATTAGATTCTTGAGCTAGTTTATTTTGCTCTGCTGCAATTATAGCGTCTTCTTTAGCCTTGATTGCTGCGGCAGCACTACGCTCTGCTTCTGCGCGGGAACGGCACTTCTTGCCGGTCTCGGGGCAGATATAGACTTTTACTTCTTTAATTTCTTTCATAATTATTTCCAAGTTCTGTGTTGTTCAGCAATCCACTCAGTACCATCATATTCTTCAATATGCCATTTAACACCATCAGGAATCTCTAGTACTTTTAGTTTAGCGCAACGACCATCTGCCGCTTCACCAAGCTCTTTAACTACTTCAATAAGTATCGGATCGGTTCTTTCGATACGATGATCACTGAAATAATTATCATCTTTAATTTCATCAATATAATAATGAGAAATAAAAGAAGAAGAATTTTTTTCGTCTTTTATAATGTTAATTCCAGCTTTCTTGCCGTAAAGCATTATTGCTGCATCGCTAAGGCTGAACCCGCCATAGCATTTATTGATTACTATTTTCATCATTAAAATTGAATGCTTTATAATTATAAACGAATAACCCGCCTCGAATTTCAGCAACAAGCATCATACCCAAAACATAAAGATTTTGATTGATATGACTAACGACAACTTCATTTATGCTCCAACCGCCAGTTGCAATTTCTAAGGCGGTGAATGGCTCAAAACCAAATGCTTCAAGTTTTTTGTAATTTGGCGCAATAGTCATTCTGCCATAATGTTGGTCGATGCAAGACCCAATATAAACAATAAATTCTGCAAAATCTTTTTTAGAAAGAATTTCCCAGCTTTTAATAGCGTCTAAGGTTTCTTGGGTGGGACAATCGTCGATGTCAAAAGTCGGTTGTTTCATCTTTTAATTTTGATAAGATTTCTATTACTTTTTTTAAATCTTTTGTTATCTGAGATGCTACAACAGGATATTCGTCAATCTTGCCTGTGCGCCAATCATTGTAAGCCTTAAGTCTTGCTATTAAATCGCTTATGTCTTCCATATGGAATACTATAGGCTATTATGGTTTAGTTGTGAAGCGATGTTCGGCAAGAAGATTGCGCAATTCTTCGTCTTCAATATAATTAAAATCTTTATTATCGCGAGACAAACTAATATGTTGAGTTTTGATCCACCCTTTAGTATTGCGCCCTATATCTTCAAAAGCTCCTGTCCTTTCGCAAATTTTACCACTTATAAACTCTACAAAAGAAACAATAGCCGAAATCTTATCGTCCCCTCCACCATAGTAAAACCTAAGTGTACCAAATTTTTCTTTAACTTGAAGAGCTTTTATCTGCTCAACAGGCTTGGCTTGGTCTGGATACTTTGCTGCCCAATCGTTTTCAGAATCAATATACCGCTGAACATAATCGCTCAACCACAGCAAGATTCTAAACCAACCGTCGTCACACTCAAAACCAAACATAGTAAAACAAGATTCCCTTTCAGGCTCGCCATAAATTTTGGGGAACTTTTTTTTAAGATATTCGTCAAGTTTTGGACTCATGGCGTAATTTTATATTTTTAAAAAAGACTCAACCTTCCAAAGAGTTGACCCAAGTTTTTGAGTGATTTCGCGCAAATTGCAAAAAATAAAATTTATCGCTTTGTTCCAAGGGCGATATAGTATGCGATATCTTAAAGTTGCAACTAGTTTAGCTCTTTGCTTTAATTCTTCTTCAAACTCCTTATCTCTTAATTTTCTACTTGAGTTGTCTGATGCTTTAAATTCCAAAAGATGTACGCTAGAAATAACTCCATTGTAAAAAACAAGTTTATAACTGATCCAATAATCATAGTCGCCATTGCTTTGGCTGTAATTGTAAATCTCTATGGTATCAGTGTCAAATAGTTGTTTCCATGCAACATTAATTTTTTCAACATAACCGACTCTGTCAAAGATAGATTTGCCTTTAGGGTTTCCGCTAATTATTTTGTTCTCATACGTTTCAACCCATATCGTGCCGTCTTCTTCAATTTTGAACAAGGAAAGGCAATTGTCAAGGTCTTTCGTCTGAAATCTTTCGGAGCCAGAGTACCCCTTGGGGTCTTCCGGCATCGGAAGTTTATATTTGCAAATTATATCGTCAAACATTCCCATAATCTAGTTTCTTTCTTGATTTATATACGCGAACATTTACATTTATAAGTCTCAAGCGCGTCACGAATTACTTCTAAATGTTTATCTGAAAGTTTGACTGTATTCATTGTAACTCTTTCTTATGCTTAAGCAGGTTATTAATAAAATTATCTAATTCACCGATAGGTATATAAGCGCGAGTCTCGCTCATTGAATGAGAATCTTTCAAAGATAATAAAATTCCCTTGTCTTTCGGGTTGGTAGAGACAGTAGTACCAATACCGTAATAATAACGATTTGGTCGTTTACCGTCAGCGATAGCATAATTAATCATTTTAAACTATCAAATAGATCAGTAAGCCACTTATTGCTTTTTTCTGTTTTAGCTTTTTCTTTTTCTATTTCTTCAGCATAGTGTTTGATGTCGTTGTCTGCGCCTTCTTTTAAAATATTGCAATAATCTTTGTAAGTCAAGGCTTTTATTTTTTTTAATTGCGTTTCATAATACCCGCAAGAGTCAAAATTTAAACTGCTCTCTAATTGCTCGATCATGAATTCTTTAAATCTAACATGATCTTTTGTTGGCGGTTGCCATTTTTTAACATTTACCAACATTAGTTTGTAAGCATCTATTCTCTTTTTATTTATTTTTAACTCAGCCTCAAGATGTTCTTTTTCCTTCGCGATGTATAAATTGTATTCTGCTTTTGTAGGTTTCTTAAAAGCTTTAGCTTTTTTTATCTTTTCCTCGTAATATGATGTGTCTGCAATTCTTAATTGTGGGAGATTTTCAAGATTGTCTTCGCGTTGATAAAAGCAGGGGCCAAATGCTCTGGCGCACTTCAATGCGAAATCTCTGAATAAAAGATTTTCATTAATCATGGATAGAAATATTTTCGTCTTGCAAACCACGATGAAGCATACTGCGGATTTCGTTTAAAGCTTCGTCCGCGCCCTTGAATTTATGGCCATGTTTGATCCAATTCCTAAGTTCGTCATCAAATTCGCAAATTGCAAAATAAAGATACTTCCCTTGAGTGGCTCTTTTGAAGTCAAACTCCTCGTCTGGCAAGTTAAACTCTAGTATGGCTTTCATATTTTTTGTAAAGTTAATGTAAAAGATGTTACTTTGTAAGTCTGTTAAGTGTCATATAGAATAACTATGAAATATCTATTATATACGATACTCTTAGGTCTCTCGCTGACAGCCCTAGCTCAAGATGGACCAAAACCGCCAAAAAGTCAAGAAAAAAAGGGGCCTCCAAAAGAATTTTTAGCCAAGTACGACACGAATAAAGACGGAAAACTAGACAAAGAAGAGAGATCAAAAATCTCAGAAGAAGACAAGAAAAAATTTGCGCCTCGACACAAAGGCCCAAAAGGGCGTTCTCCTTCTAAAAAAGATTAAATAAAATCCCGTAGAGAAATCTGCGGGTTTTTTATTTAAGTGTAATGAATTTTGATGAAAAGACTTTTGGTTATTTTAATGGCGTTATTGCTTTCTGGTTGTTTTTCAACAATCAAGCCAGCAAAGCAAATAGATGGCAATCAAAAAGCTATAGCTAAAGAAGAGAAGAAAGTAGACGCTACTGTAGTAGAGATAGAAAAGAATGACAAGGGAAAAAAAATACAAACCTCTGCTCTTGCTCAAGGCATTCAATATTCGCTTAATCAAGTAACTAATCCGCCAATTCAAGTAGATACGGCAAAATCTTTAAATGAAAGAGTGGTTTCTATTGTCGGCTCTCCCCACATTGATGAAATAAACAGAATAAAAGCTACCGTAGATTTGCTTAATTCCGCAGTAGAAGAAGAACGCAAGAAAGGGCAAGAGCTGCTCCTTAAAAGGGACGAGCTAATTAATAAATTACAAAAAGAAAAAGTAGAGTTGAACGAACAATACGATGATCAACTCTGGCAATTGACCGATAAAGCCAAAGAAGTGGCCAAAGAAGCAGATCAAAATAAAGCTGTATTAGATTCAATGAGCGGAATGTTTGGCCTTAATGCAGTATTTTGGGGATTAAAGAAGTTCGTTTTTAGTGCTTTGACTGCGATACTTATATTTACGGTGGTATTTGTTATTCTTAGACTTCTTGCAACAGTACATCCTGCTGCTGGTGCTGCATTTTCAATATTTAATATGTTAGGATCTTCAGTCATCTCTATCGTTAAAGCATTGACTCCCAAAGCTTTTGAAATGTGCAATTTCGCTACAAAAGAAAAAGTAGAAGAATTCAAGTCTCCATTGGTTAAAATTGTAGATGTAATTCAAGAATTGAAAGAAAAACAAAAAGAATCTCCAGATAGAGTATATCCATTATCAGAACTGTTAAAGAGATTTGATAAAGAAATGGACAGCCATGAAAAAGATTTAATAGAGGAGATATTAAAAGAACAAAAGTGGATAAAATAACAGTGAATGTTTTGGTTTTAAATATAAAGAAATATTTATTCTTCGCTCTTCTGCCAACTGGTATTATAGTTATCCTTGCTCTATCTAGTCTTAAAGATATAGAGCAGGGCTATGCTAGGTTTAGATTTGGAAGAGACATTACTTTATATTTGAGGAGGTCAACTGATCAATTAACTTATTTAGGAGCCGCTTATACTACAACATCTGATAAAAAATTCTTAGATCAATTCAATAGCCACTTAAAAGAAAGAGAAAAATACTTCAATGAAGAAATAGTCATTAGCAAAATGTTGACTCAAGAAGAGCTAAAAGAGTTCCGCAAAGGTCTTGATATAAGTAATGATTTAGCAAAAGATGTAGAGAATGCTGCGTTTGAAAAGATGGATAACAAAGCGTTCTTCGGAGACAAATACTTAGACTATAAGAAAAAGATATACGATAACATTAATTCTTTCAGGGGTTTGATCAACGACAGCTCTGAAAAGATTATTAAAGATGAGGCTAAATTATTAAATATATATCTCTATTGCTTGGCAGGAATAGTTTTAGCTCTAGTTTACTTAATTAAACAAGAAAACCCCACTTCTACAAAAAGCAAACCCATAAAAAAGAAGCCCATAAAAAAGAGAAAACAATAAATATGGATCAACTTCAAAAAATGGGTATCCAGATAGGATTTTTAATAAGTGGGATGTTTGGCGCTATATTAATGGCCACTAAAAATTCAAAAACAGATGCAAAATCTGTAATTCTTTCTCTTGTAGGCGGAATGTCTGCGGCAAATTTCTTAACTCCTGTACTTGTAGATACTTTAAATATCGTTAACGTCAAACATCAAAATGGAGTTGCTTTTATTGCTGGATTTTTAGGGTTAAAATTAGTTGAATTAGTAAGCGAAAAACTATTAGAAAAGGTAGGAAAACCAAACAAAATCCAAAAAAGAAAAAGAAAGAAAATTTGATTTCTAAAACAATAAAAAAAGTGTAAATAGATATACTTATGCCAGAAGAATATCGCCAAAATAGTTATGACGCCGTCTTCTCAAGGATGGAAGCTAAACTAGATAAAATTTCTTCTGATATCTCTGAAATGAAAGACCAGAGCAAAGAAGTAGAAAAAAGAGTTGCCGCGCTAGAGTTTTTTAGATATTATCTAGCGGGCATTGTGGCAGCGGGAGGAGCAGTAGCTGGGTACTTCTCCTCCAAGATTATGAAAAGTTAATTATCTGCTAATTTCTTCCCAGTCCATAGAGGCGAAAACAGTTTGAGTGTTTGTAGCAGCAGTTACAACAAGAGTAATCTCGTAAGGGGTAGAAGTAAGTCCATTTCGCTCTAACTGGAACTTGAAAAGAGCTTCTTTAAGAATATCGATTGTTGGAGATCCTTGATTTGAAGAATTTAAAAATCCACCGGCTAAAATTCTTCCTCCGCTATGAGATGTTCCAGTAAGATTATACTCAACACAGCTATCTGTTCCAGCAGAAATCCAAGATCCTCCTGAAGTAGTTCCTGAAGCTTTGACTTGCCAACTATAATTAATTCCATTTCCAACTCCCATCAGAGATAAGGCTGTTAAAATTACAACGCCATCCAAAAATCCGCTTTTCAATCTTAAACTAATAACAGGATAATAAGTACCGGCTGTGCCTAAAGAAGTAGCAGATGTAATTGGTATTGTTACTGCTTGTTGTAATCCATTAAGTTCGTATCCACCTTCAGAAATAACAGTAGAGCAAATTTGTTTAAGAGTGCTATTCCCAGATGTTGCAGCAGCATTTTTAATTTCATAACGAATAGGAAGCGATGCTGTAGTAATATAAGTGGTATTTATTATATTAGCATGATGGAATGTATGACTTAAAATAAACTTACCATTAATTATAAATCCATTTCTAACAGAACCTACTCCTAACCATTCAACATCCATCCAAGAAATTTGAGCTTTTGAAATATCAATAGTTAAACCAGAACTGCCAGTTCCATCAAGCTTATCTCCGTTCCAAGATGATTGAGGTATTCTAGTTTCTATTAAAGAGCCGCTTACAGAAGTTCTTTCAACAAAATTTAAAGCTGAACCACTAGATTCAAAATACATTCCATTTCCAGAGCCGTAATAGCCAACTCTTTGGCAAAGACCAGATTTGGTTGGCTCCATTGCAAAAGTATTCATTATTAATAAAGATTTGCCCGGTTGATAGGAGAATACTTTAGTTGTTTCTCTTATTATTTCATTGTTAACGCCACTGCCAATTGTTAAATCAACTAAACCTTGATTAGCGTTAAAAGTTCCTGTGGCGACTCCTGAAGTTGCGGTACACCAAAGATTATTGTCTTTAAATCTATGGGAGCTATCGAATAAAGTAAAAGGATTAGAAACTCTTTGACGACCAAATGCATCTTTATCAATCCCAGCTATGCTTCCGTTAGAAAAATCAGCACTAGAAATAGGTCTATATTTATCTATTAGAGGATCATAAATTGTATGACACCCAATATGCTCTGGATAATCTTGAGTAAAGCTGGACATAACAACCTTACTTACACAAAATATTAGTCAAATTTACTTTTTATTTTAGATCTTGGGATTAAGCTTTTCATGACCTCTAACCTTGTATTTTCAGAGTAAGAAGTCCAATCTCTAATTTGTTCCCAGCTTCTCCCGCATCCTTCGCAAAAACCATCCTTCAACTTGCAATATCTTATGCAAGGAGTGGATATTTTTACAACGGAATCCATTTTTTCAATTTGATTTATTCGACATGGTTTCTAGATAATACTAGAGGTCTTTTGTTTGCGTAGACTGTTAATTGATGTTTCTCTGCTGTTTTGTAAAATTCATCTTTGAATTCTATTAGCAAATTAGGATTATAATGACTGCCGTCAGTAACTGGATACCCACCTCCGCCTCCAACATCTTCAATAATATAATAACCATTTTCTTTCAAAAGAGGAGCTAGATTTTTGAATGTAAGAAGTTGGCTTAAACCAAGATGGTCGCCATCATCGATTATTATATCGTACTTATAATTAAATAAATTTTCTAAGCATTTATAATGTAAGGTTGAAGAAAAAATAAATGTTTTTATTCTCTCTTCTTCTATAAGGCAATCTTCTCCAATATCTACTCCATGAACAAAAGCGTTTGGGAAATAATCTCTCCAAACCCTTAAAGAACCGCCGGGAGAATAGTGTGGGTAGTGAGTTTTTATTCCATCGAATCTAGAGTGCGGCGAAATCATACTGCCGATACCAATTTCCAAAACTGATTTTACATCGAATCTTATTTTTTGAAATATTTCAGCATATATTAAATTATATTCACTTAAATTTTTGTCTGACCCGTATTTTTCTATTAAACTATCGAGCAGTGGGTCTTTAGATTGAAATTTTCTATACATAAATCAATCTCCTTTTTCTATCCTATAAGAGTCTTCGTCAAGGTGCTGGGTGCTGAATTCAAATAGTTCAGTGTCTTGCGAAGCTACCATTTGATGCTTTAATCCTACTGGAATATGAAAATGATCCCCCGGCTTTAATATTGTAGAGCTAGCTAGAGCGATTTCATCACTCCATCCATAATATAAAATTAATTCTCCGCTCTGGACATAAAAAGTCTCGTCTTTTATCTTATGATAATGCCAACTACATCTGCGGTCTTTAACCATGTAAAGAATTTTGCCACAGTATTTATCATTATTTACAATCCATTTTTCGAATCCCCAGCCCTTGGGAACAATATGTAGTCTTTCAATTCTCATTTTACCTTTCTTAATACTTTGCTGTACCTAGTTATTTTTGTTTTTAAAAGTTGATTATCATTATTCAATTTAACATACTCATCATCAACAAGATGAATTAAATCTCCAATTTCGAAATCTTGGCCTTCTTTGACTAATTTATAATTTTTTTCTTCTTTTGGAGAAATCTTTATCATATTTATTGGTCTGTCATCTTGCATTTTGATTTTGTGATTAGAGTTTCAATATTTTTTATTGAGCCAAAAGAATTATAAATATAATCAAACATCCAGTCTTCGACTTGTGGGTCCACGTCTAATTCTTTAAGCATATTATTATATAAATTTTGCTGTTGGATTTCCAGCTCCTTTACTTTTTCTTTGGTTTCTTTAATAAATTTGCGTTGTTCTAATGTAAATTTCATTTTAGAAATAAAACTATAAACCAAAAGTCATTGGATTTTTTGTTATTATAATTGGTCTTGTATTTACATAAGCTTTTTGCTCATATCTTTCTACAGTTTTATAAAATTCATCTTTATATTCACCAAATAGCTGAGGATTATAAGAGGTTCCGTCTGTCGCTAAATAGCCACCGCAACCGCCAACATCTTCTATAAAATAATATCCGTTTTCCTTTAACAAAGGAATTAGATTTTTAAAAGTTAAAAGTTGGCTCAATCCTTGATGATCTCCGTCATCTATTATAATATCATATTTATATTCAAATAAATGCTCCAAACACTTGTCGTGGCGAGTAGAAGAAAAAATAAAAGTTTTTATCCTGTCCTCTTCTATTAAGCAGTCTTCTCCTATATCAACGCCATGAATGAAAGCGTTGGGGAAATAATCACGCCAAACCCTTAAAGACGCACCGGGAGAATAGTTTGGAAAAAATCTTTTGATGCCAGCAAAACTTGAGCTTTCGGAAGTTAAACTGCCAACTCCGATTTCTAAAACTGAAGTCACATCTAATTTAATATCTTTAAAAAGCTTAGAATAAACTAAATTATACTTGCTAAGATTTTTATCAGATCCATACTTGTTTATTAATTTATCCAATTCTGGATCTATTGATTCTAGTGTGAAGTTCATTTTTTTTATAATATTATTAAACCCATAAATTATCAAAATGTTTTGCGAAAAGTTCTAAGCCCTTTTTCTTGCGCTCATTAAGTTGATTACAAAGAGCTATATAATTGTTCCAAGCTTCTTTTTCTTCTGGAGTTCTATCTCGATTGAAATTAATTTTATCAAAAGGATCTTTCATCAAGATTTCAGGAAATGGAGCGTATTTATCACTGTCGATAGTATAATCAAAAGCAAAAATAATTTCATCAAGAATAGAACCCCATTCTCTGTCGGCTTTTTCATCTGCGATCTTCATTTCGCTTTCGGAAAGAAGATGGTAATCATGGGGAACAAATTCTACTGGAATTCCTTTTTTACCATGCTTTTTAAAGTACTGCAATCTTGGAATAAGAAATTTAGATATATTATCATATAATGAAAAAATATCGTCGTCAGAAACTCCATAGCGAATTTTTTGATAAGTGCATTTAATATTCCATCTGCAAGAATAATAAAATTCACGAACCTTATGCCCGACGCCAAAAGGGATAAGATCTAAGAATTTATCTAAACGCTCTTCTTCATCAAAGATATCGTCTAGCTCTGTATTTATTTCTTTCACGGACGCGTCATGAGCAGCTTTCTGCTCTGGAGTTCTAAAATCAAAATATAGTTGATAGCTCATAAATCAGAGTAGTTTTTGGTTTCCATTTTACCATTAGATATTGTAATCCATTGATTAAGGTTAGTGTCTATGCAGTAGTTTTCTGTTCCAGCGTAGGATTTAATCCTGCCTTGCTTGCGGTGCGTGTGGCCGACTATTTGGTTTATATCTTCTATGGGGCTAAATTCAGAATCAAAATCTAACCACACAAGACCGCCTTTGGTTTGACTTCCACCTCTAGCCCTACCTGCGGCATAAATCCAGTGATTTTGATTTGTCCTTATATTTATATTTGCCTCATTTGTTTGGATTGTTAAATAATCATACAAATCTTCTTGGCTATAAACGAAAGGCTTAATAAACATTTTATGTAAACCAGCATGAGTGCAAAGAAATTCATCGATATAGAAAAACCAAGAAAATTTTCTAACGAATTCTTCTTTGTTTTTTCCTATCGTTTTGTCAATAATATTTGCTTTTCTGTCTTCATAACCGCTACAAATCGTATATCTATTGTTGAATAGATAATGAATGTCATGATTACCAAAAAGAGTGATATTATTATTGCTCGGCAAAAACTCTTCTTTTAAATAAGCTGCTGCATTTTGACAATCCTTATCGTCGTCGCGAAAATGACTATCAAACCAATCGCCTAAGCAAACATTTATGTCGGCTTTTTCAGCTTGTATTATTTTCTTTACCTTATCTAATTCTTGATGCGGATCAGAAAAGATAAGGATTTTTTTGTTGTTGCTGGAAATTTTCATAATTTTTCTATTTCTCCATTTTTATTGCTGTACCAAGTTTCTGACACATTAAATTGTTTCAAAAGGCTTTGGCAGCCGGGACAGGGCTTGCTCATGGAAAGTTTCCCTTTTTTATCCACTCTCAGAACTAACATTTTATAGCTAGAAAGATCTTCTTTGTCAACTTTTAAAATGCAATCCAACTCCGCGTGAATACCAACGTGTCCTTCGTGATAAGGGTGATTGGATATTTCTGGGTGAGTTCTTCTTTTATTTACTCCTATTTTTTCAATTTTACTCGATTTGATTAAAAACGCAACATGACTAGCCCGCATCTCGCGATTGATGGGACATAAATTTTGAGCAATTTGAATGGCTCTTTTTGCCAATTTCTGCTTCACCGATACAATGGTGGTCAGTTTATAAATTTTGTCAAGCCGAAAATCTGCTATTTTTTGAGGCTTGCTTTTTTATAAATTAATTAAGTTTTTGTTTTAAGGTGTAATGTATATTATGGATTTAGCCATAACAAAAGGCAATTACTTTTACAAACGGCTTACAGGAGTAGATGAGAATGGATCGGCTCTTAATTTGAGTGGGTACACTATTTCTGGGTTTGTAAGGTATAGTTATGGAAGTTCTGGAATATTAATTAATTTAAATCCAACAATAGTATCTGGAAATCTAGGGTCTTCTTATGTTAGCGGATTGGTAGAAGTAGAATTGGGAAGAAACGAAACAACTGGAACCCCAGTTACAAAAGCTTTATATAGCATAGAAATATATTCTGGGGTTAACTATTCTAAAGTTATAGATTATGGAAAATTCACAATAAACCCAGAAATAACATACTAATATGAAAGTAGTTGATATAGCTCAAGAAATTTATTTTGATTTAGGGGAACCATCCGATTTAAGTATAGCCGCTATCTCTTATTGGGTTAGGGCAAACGTTGGATATTTAAATAGTTTGTTGTATTCTAATTTTGTCATTTCTAGCGATTACGAAATAACAGACGCAGACAATAATAGCGCTGAAATAGATATAAATGCAGTGGCAATTTTAAAAAAATTATACATGGTTTATAGATACTCTGTGGTTATAAGATCTAAATTATCGGTTACAGATTCAGACCCTGTAGTGGAAGTTCAAGAGGGAGAATTCAAAGTAAGAAAAGTAGACAGAGGACAATTAATAAGAACAGTTTCAGCAGAGAAAAAACAAGAGGAAGAAGAGCTTAAGTTTTTGATTGGTGCTTACAGAGCTAGAAGGTTGGACCCAAAACAAGTTGTTGGAGACGATATTGTGGCTGGCTCTTTCCCAGAGTTTTATCCTTATTTAAGGTCTGGAAGAACTTACGGATATACAGCGTTTTAATGGCGGAAAGAGAGGGATTCGAACCCTCGGAACCGATTAAAGTTCACGGGTTTAGCAAACCCGCGCTTTAGGCCACTCAGCCATCTTTCCACTCATCCCCGTCTTGTGATTCTTTTATTATTTTGTTTATTTGCTCAATTTCAAATATTATTTTAGCTTTTAGGGTTTTTAATTTTACTAGGTTGTCTTTCTTTTCTTTTACAGTTTTGCATTTTATGCTTTCGGCTAATACTTTCTTGCATTCTTTTTTATAAAAGTCGCAAGTTTTCAAAATGATGTCAATTTTATCCATGTAAAAAAAACGGGGGCTTTCGCCCCCTTGGATTCAGCGCGACTTCCTTGCCGCTCGCTTGGTGAGCGTTTGCGGGTCTGAGGCGTCAGCAAAGCCAAAAGCGTTTCTAGCCAACGGCTTAGAAATGGTCTTGTGCTGATTAACCTTGGTTAGCTGAGACACGCTGATAATAGCAAGTCTGCCGCTATCTGATTCCGTTACTGTAATAGTGTACTTATTCATATCAATGAATTATGAATCTTTTCTATAATAAAGTCAAGTTATTTTATGCAAATAGGCTTGGCTTTTTCCTGCTCTTTTTTAGGGACGCTAACGAACAAGACTCCGTTCTCTAGGGTAGCCTGTGTTTCTCCTAAATTGGCGATTTGCGGAAGACGATATTCTGCGCTGAAAGCTTCTCTTTTATTCTTCTCGTTTGGCGTGATAGAAACACTCAGCATGGTTCCCTTAGTAGAGACGGCTATTTCAGGCTTAGAAAAACCCGGAACATCAAGTTCAAAATCATAACTTGACTCAGTCTCTTCCCACAAAGACAGGGTTGCATAACTGTTGATTTTCTTTATTGCTTCTTCAGTTGATTTATGTAATGTATTCATAGACAATTTTTTTTAGCATTTGATATGCCAGCTTGTTTTAGGCGTTTTTTCCTGATTTTAGCGACTTAGAGTGACTTTTTGACGCTTCAATTGAGTCGATGATCATGCGAAATGTCTCTGACACTGCTTGAATGCTGGTAATATTTTGAGATGGTTTAAGTGGGGAGCAATCGCTTAATTCCAAGACGAAATCAGCAAGTTTTTCAACTATTGGCGTATTGAATGCTTCTTCTTGATTTATGGGTTGTGAATACTTGATTCTAAAGGGAGATGGGCTTTCTATGGTGTATTTTTTAACATGAACTAAGATACCATCGTTTTTTTTGACCCATTGAGCCTCGTCTTCTGGATAATAAGCATGACGAATATCTGGAATGCAATATATTTTATTGGTTTTGGGTTTAATATTGTCTTTTTTTATGATTTCGTCAACAATAGATGTCCAAAACTTTCCTTTAGACTCTATTCTCGCTACCTTAGCGTAAAATACAAGGTAGTCTCTTATCTTATCCTTGTCTTCTCTGGGGCAGTTAGTAGGATCGATCTTGAACATCTCCTTCATTGCTGGAGCGCACTTTTCCTTAAGTTTATCTGCTAAGGATATTCTTTGAAATTCAAATCCAGCAATTTTAAAAAATGCTGAAAACATTTCACAAACAGTATCCTTGCCGTCGCCAGCTAACCCTGATATTCCTATTATTTTTTTCATTTTGAAAATAAAGCCCAATCTATATGGTTATTAAACTTTAAAGCGTCACAAAACAACGTAGGTTGCAATTTTTTAGGCTGTCTTATTAATTTAAGACCAGCTTCTTCTGGGGTTTTGCTGCCCTTTTTGGAATTTATATCTTTATGGCAAAGCACCATGTTTTCCCAAGTATTTGGGCCTCCTCTCGATTTTGGCATTGGGTGGTCAATGTTGGCTTCTTCTTTCTGTAGTTTTTTACCAGAATACTGACAAGTTCCATTATCTCTAATCCAAATATTATGTTTGGTTGGATTGTATCTTTTTTCAGGCATTTCAGAGTATCTGGAAGAAACGATAACTGTTGGAACTCTGATTGTTAATTTGCTGGTTCTGATCTCAAAATCACAAGAGCGAATTGGAAGTTTAATCCAATCTTCCCATTTAAGGGCTTGAATGTCTAATACATCATTGAAATCAAATGAACCATCTTCATTTTGCCTATAAACAATATTTAAAGCAGAACAAAATGGGCTAACCAATTCATTAAAAGCTTGCCTGACGGATTTTATACCAATCCGCTGCCATCTTTTATTCAAGCATAAACAAAGAGGTTTATCTTCTATTCCTGCCACACTAATAATGAGCTTCTCCGAAATAAAAAAGTCAAGATTTTTTTTAGATTTTTAGAATAGTTAGTTTAATATATTACGTTATGAGTAAGACAAAAAAGCAAAAAAAGGCCGCAGCTAAGACTGGAAACGTCGGAAATGTCGGCAATACATCATCCGCTGGTAATGCTGGTAATGTCGGTAAAGGAGGCTCTACTGGAAATGTCGGTAAGGGAGGCTCTACTGGAAATGTCGGTAACGGAGGCTCTACTGGCAATGTCGGAAAGGGCGGAAGTGCCGGTAATTCAGGAAACACCGGAAAGCGTTAACATTCATTTAAAAACAAGGGCGCGTTGAAAAACGCGCCTCTTTTTTTATTAAAATAAAATGAAATCTTCGTCGAAGATGCTGTCCCAATCTGTGTCTTCGGAAGCTGTAGCTTTTTTCCTCTTAAATTGGCTCAAGCAAACGGCTATTCTTTGTTTTTGATTGGGAAACTCTTTCTTTATTGTTTCGTCTCCCATGCATTTAGACATAAACGCGTTTTGGTCTTGGCCTTTTCTTGGATTAGGTAATGGCATATTTGTTTATTACACCTAATCGAGAGATCTTATATTAAAAATATCGACAACAGATAAAGATTCTCCGTTAGAAACAACGAAAGACTCTTCGTCTCTAACATCTACAACTTCGCCAATCCATTCAAAACCTTCATCTAAAACCTTAACTGATTTGCCAATTAGTTTTTTGTTTATTTGAATTTTAATGTCGTTCATTTAATTTTGATTTTATTGTTTGAGTTTGGAAAAACTATATATCCTTCGCTATAGTTACCATTAGAACAAAATAGGTTGCCTATATTATTTATGCAGTCTTCAGGCATAGATAACATTCTTTTTTCAAACTCTTCATTTAAGAACACGGCTTCCTCCTTGTCTTTCTCGGAGCAATTACAGTTTGATACGGCTTTAAAACAAAAATCTAAAAGATTTTCTAATTCTTTATTTTTTATTATTTCTTCTGGGTGCTTTGCCAGAAATTGGCAAAAGGAAAAGAAGCCATTTATTTCTAATATTTTTGTCATTTTACTTGTTTATGATCTTGTAAAATAAAACGTAAAAGAAGTAGCACGTTAAAACATCAATTTTAAATTTACTTGCGATCAAGCAAAGCCAGAACCCTAAGCAAAAAGGACATGATAGTAATCTAGCGATAAAATTATCGTATTTGGACTTTAGAAAATCAAAATAAGACGCCTTGCCGCCGCTTAATATTTTATGACAGAAATACTCGCTTAACCTTAAAGGCTTAGATAAGCCAATAAGCTTTCCATATTCAGCTATGAAATCAGTCTTGTAAATCAAGAAAGATACAGCAGAACAAGCGGCTGCGTTAGAAATGTTAGCCAGTATGTCCATAACCACCATCTCCACGCTTAGAAGCTGGCAATTCTTTTGATATTACAAAGTTTGAATAAGCGCATGGTTCTATGATTATTTGAGCGATCTTGTCGCCAACATTAACTACGAATTCCTTTTCGTCCGTGTTATATAATATTACACCAATATCACCTCTATAGTCGGAGTCTATAACTCCAGCCATAACATCTATACCGTTTTTAAAAGCTAAACCAGACCTAGGAGCTATCCTTCCATAATAATTAATGGGAATAGCCAAGCTAATATTTGTCTTGATTAACTTTCTTGCAAATCTGGCAATCGTTGTGCTTTCTGCGGAGTAAAGGTCATACCCAGCCGAAAAAGCTGTCCCTTGGGTCGGGGTTTTAGCCACGTCACTTAAAAGTTTTATAAAAACATCCACGCTTGATTATGGGATATGAAAGAACAAAAGTCAATTTAAAAGTTGATTTTTTTTATTTTATTGTAATACTGTTAATATGACTATTTTAGATGCTTATCAGTTAATCAATGAGTTTTTCAACAAAAAAACTGTTTTAAATTTAAAAACCCATTTTAAAGAAATCGTAATGGTTACAGAAAACGAAGAGGAAGACGAAGCCGCTTTAAGATGTGCGTTGAAGGATATGGAAACTTCTGGTCTGCTCAGAAGCTGTTCAGTTGGAGGATCTGATTACTGGATTTTATTTAAGTCGCTAGAGGCATTTTCTCAGCAAATCGAACTCAACTATCTTCTTGCTGCTGGAATTTCGAGTGTAATAAATAACGTCTGCGAAGTTCTCCAAAACGAAGCCGAAAAGAGCGATCCGAAAAATATAACGGAAAAAGATATTAAAAATTTAATATTTATTGCATCTAAAGTTTCGCCAAAAGATTTGCAGAAGTAACTTGACTTTCAAGGGAAACGGATCATTGTTCTTTTTAACTTACTGTGCGGTGTTGGTGGTAGCTAGAGCAAAACCATGCTCACTTGGGGAAACCCATTTAAAACTCGTAAGAGACAACAAGCCCGTAAAAAGACCACAGGCGGTTGGGAGAAATCCCAGCGTTAGTTCGGGAGAAGCGGCGTCCTAAAGGCCCCTGTGAAAAACTGCTAGAAACTTAAATCCTCTCAAGGGAAAAGGCGATGGCTGTGTCGAAAAAAAAGTCAACCGTAAACAGTTAGCAGAAAATAGCCAATCTTAGTCGCGAGCTACACGGACTCACTAAAGCCGGGGATGCGATGACTGAAGCGGGTAGGATTGGGTTAAATAAACTGAAATCTAACAATTTCAGTTGACCTGCTATTTCTTAAAAGCCAACTCAGGGAAAAGTTATAAAGGCGATGGCTGTTTTCCAATGTCTAAAAGGAAAACACTATGGCTAAAGTAAAAAACAATATTAACAAGGATGAGTTAAGATTAATAAAGAAAATTAAAGATCTTAACTGTAACGATAGTTTCGTATCTCTATCAAAAGGATACGATAACTTTTACTACTCGATAGTTCAGAAATATTCTTCAGCCTTGATGAGGGCTGGAATGAATATAAGTGATATTAAAGCTGAGAAGGACTTTATTCTTTATAAAGCAGTAAAATCTTTCGATGCGAAGCAGAAAACGAAGTTTTCAACTTGGTTTTGCAACTGCGTCAAGTATCATTTTTTGAATTATATTAACTCAAACAAGAAATATATAGTTTCTGAGGATAATAAAATAGATTTCTTTAATAACAAGGATATTGTATTATCTTTTGATAAAAACAATGAGACATTTGAGTATTTAAATTCTCTGCTGTCTTCTCTCAAAGATGAAAGGATAAAAAAGGTGTATGAGCTTAGGTATTTCTCAGGAGAGGAGAAGCTGGCTACTTGGAATTCTATCGCCAAAAAACTTGGGGTTAGCACTCAAACAGCAATCAATCTTCACGAAAAGACAAGAATTTTCTTGAAAAATAAAGTTACGAGCAAAGATTTTGTCGATTTTGTTTGACTTTTGTAAGTCTTTGACCCATATTATATTGAATGAACGAGAACGCAAACGAAAACAAGTGGAACAGACGCGAGGTTGGTGCATTATGGACTAAACTCAGCAAAGATAAGAGCCAGAAATATATGACCGGCCATATCCAGACATCATTGGAGGGGAAAATTGACGTTGTCATTTTTTCCAACAAGGATAAGAAGACGGATAAGGCTCCGGACTTCAGGATATATCTTTCGGAGAAGAAGTCTGAAGATAATGCGAATTCCGCCCAGCCTGTTAAACACGAAAGCAAAAAGATCGCTAAGCCAGAGCCAGTGCTCGACGAAGCTGATGTCCTATAAAAAGGACTAAAAAATATAGAAAATCTTTTTCACCTACCTATAACAATAGGTAGGTTTTTTTATGAACTTTTCTGTACAGCTTCCATTAAATAGCTTAAGTTTCGGTCAAGTAAGTTTTAATTTACTTTACGAATTTTATAAGATGGGCCTTCACCCATCTATTTTCAAAGCTTCTGATCACCCAATAGATATTTCGGCTTACGACTTTGATGAAGGATTCATAAAATGGATAACTTCTAATCATCAATTATCTTTATTTAAACACAGCAGAGAAACTCCTATTATCAGGCTGTGGCATATTAATGATTCGTGGAGAACTTACTCAGACAATCAAGTCTTACTTACTTTTCATGAAACAGATCAACTTACTAAAGCTGAAATAAATATAGCAAAATACAGCAAGCTTTGTGTCACATCTTCTTTTACAAAATCTATTTTTGAACATCACGGATTAAAAACTGAAATGTGCAAACTTGGTTTTGATTCTCTTCATTTCAAACCGACAAACAAAAAATATTTTGACGACGAAAGAATAACATTTAATCTTTGCGGTAAATTTGAAAAACGTAAGCACCACGCTAAAATTATAAAAGCGTGGGCTAAAAAATTCGGCAAAGACAAGCGTTACGCGCTACAGTGCGCAATCCATAATCAATTTTATCCTGATCCTAACGAACTTAAATTAATATATGGAAATATATTGGAAAGTCAGTCTTTCTTTAATATATCATTCTTAAATCATATGCCGAAGAATTCAATATATAATGATTATTTGAACTCTTCAGATATTGTTATTGGAATGTCTGGCGGTGAGGGCTGGGGCTTGCCAGAGTTCCAATCTGTAGCTTTAGGAAAACACGCTGTTATATTAAATGCAACTGCATATAAAGAATGGGCCACGAATGAAAACTCAGTTCTTGTAGAGCCAAATGGAAAAATTGAAGTTTATGATGACAAGTTTTTCCAAAAAGGCTCTTCTTTTAATCAAGGTTATATTTATGACTTTGATGACGAAGCTTTCATATATGGATGCGAGTTAGCGATAGCTAGAGTAAAAGAAAATAGAGTAAATGAAAGCGGATTGAAGATCAAAGAAGAATTTAAATATTCTGATTTAGCAAACAAACTTTTATTGATGATTTAATATGCCATTCTACCTTTTTAAAAATCCTAAAAATGGTTCTATTGTTCAAGTTTTCCAATTCATGAACGAAGATCATAAATACTCAGAGAATGGAATTGAGTATGAAAGAGTGTTTACAGTACCTAATGCATCTATTGATTCTCAAATCAACCCAGAATCCGCTACTCAATTTGTAGAAAAGACTGGTAAAATGAAAGGTACAATGGGAGAAATTTGGGACTATTCCAAAGAATTAAGCGACAAAAGAGCTAAAATTCATGGCGAAGACCCTGTAAAAAAGAAAGCTGAAGAGTCTTATTCTAAAAAAAGAAAAGGAATGAAATACAAAGAAAAAATAAACCCTTCAGAAATGCCGAAAATTCAACTTGACTAATTCTATTGAACGTCATTAATGTGTAATCATTACCCCTTATTATGAGCATCATTTCAAAAGACTTCTTAAATAAATATAAAAACAGACAACCGAACTGGGGTTTTAACGGATTAGGTTATATTGTATACAAAAGAACCTACGCTAGAAACAAGGACGATGGCTCCACAGAGGAATGGTTTGAAACGGTAGAGCGCTGCGTTAATGGTGCGCAAAAAATCGGCGCAGGATATACCAAAGACGAAGCTGAGAGAATTTATGATTATGTTTTTAATCTTAAATGCAATTTTGCTGGAAGAATGCTATGGCAACTAGGCACCTCTACTGTTGATAGGTTTGGGGCTAATTCTCTTTTAAATTGCTGGGCAGTTGCCATGAGAGAGCCAAAAGCATTTTTATTCCTTTTTGAAAACTTGATGCTTGGAGGCGGAGTTGGCTATAGCATTCGCAGAGAAGATGTTCATGAACTCCCCAAAATAAAGAAAGGTGTAACTGTTATACATGAAGGCACTAAAGATGCTGATTATATCGTTCCAGACAAGCGCGAAGGGTGGGTTAACTTACTTTCGAATGTTCTTGATGCGTTCTATGTGTCTGGCAAATCGTTCTCTTACTCTACGATCCTTATTCGTGGGTATGGTGAGCCGATCAAGGGCTTTGGGGGAAAAGCTAGCGGTCCACAAATCCTTATTGATGGAATCGATAAAATCACAAAGATATTTCAATCCAGAGAAGGAAAAAAACTTCGTTCAATTGATGTTTTGGATATTTGCAATATCATCGGCAGCATTGTTGTTGCTGGCAATGTTCGTAGAAGCGCTGAGATTGCTCTAGGCGATCCAGACGACATCTTATATCTTCGCGCTAAAAACTGGGGAACTGGAAACGTTCCCAATTGGAGAGCTATGAGCAACAACACGATATACGCCGATAGCTATAGTCATGTGCTTGAAGAGGTTTGGAAAAACGGATATGAAATAAATCAAGATAGCGGATATGCTAATGGAGAGCCTTATGGGTTTTTTAATCTTCCATTGTCTCAAAAATTTGGAAGAATTAAAGATGGGCTCATCTCCAACAATTCAATGTATCCTACAGATTTTGATAATTGCGAAATGACTAACCCATGCGCTGAGATAAGTCTTTCAAATTACGAATGTTGTAACCTGTGCGAACTATATTTAAACAATATCGAATCTAAAGAAGAACTAATTGATTGCGCCACACTTCTTTATAAAACTCAAAAAGCAATAGCTTCCTTGCCTTTCATCCATGAAGAAACTAACAAAATTGTCCATAAAAATATGCGTCTCGGCCTTGGTATTACTGGCGTTTGTCAGTCTTTACACAAGCTTGATTGGCTTGATGACTGTTATATTTCTTTACGCTCTTTCGATAAAGCTTGGAGCAAGCATCGCGGATGGCCTGAGAGCATTAAGCTCACGACTGTCAAGCCTTCTGGGACGCTAAGTCTTCTTGGCGGAGCAACCCCCGGAGTTCACCCGGCCTTCAGTCAGTATTACATGAGGACCGTGCGCATGTCTAGTTCTGATAATCTAGTCCAAATCTGCAAGGACATGGGTTATCATGTTGAGTTTTTGGTTAATTTTGATGGCACAGAAAATAGGGATACTGTAGTAGTCTATTTCCCATGTAAAACTCCTGAAGGCTCCATACTTGCCAAGGATATGGACGTACTGAAGCAGCTTGACATGGTTAAGAAACTACAGACAGACTGGTCTGATAACGCCGTTTCTGTAACAGCGTATTATAAACCAGAAGAACTTGAATCCTTAAAAATCTGGCTAAAAAATAACTACGAGCATAATATTAAGAGCGTTAGCTTTTTATTATTTAAAAATCATGGGTTTAAACAAGCTCCCTATCAAGAAATTGATGAAGAAACTTATCTGTCAGCTTCTTCTAAAGTTAAGCCTATCTCATCCTTATCTATAAACAGCAGTGAAATGCTTGATATGGCTGAATGCTCTTCTGGCGCTTGCCCTATTCGCTAACAATTAAAAACAATAAAGTTAAGGTCTAATTTTATGGAAAATTCCATAGTTAGACCTTAATATATTTTTACCTATGAAGTTTTATATTAGAGGCGGAATCGGAGACTTGCTACAGCATTTTTGGTTTATTAAAAATTATCCACAAGCAGAATACATAGTTCATTCTCATTTTAAAGGTGTAAAGCAAATATTTGATCACGCTGGAGCCACAAATTGTTCTTTTTACCAGTTCGACGACATGGATAGCCATAACTCTCAAGTAGACGCTATCAAAGAAGTTCACGCCAAAGAAAATCAAAACGACATACAAGAAACTCCTAGGGCATTTTATTCTTCTTTTGATTTTGGCGAAGAAGCCAATTTAGCAGCAGAAAATTTGGCTAATTCTTTCTCTTCTAAAAAAGATATCATAGGAATACACCCATTCAGAAGTGGATTTGCTACTTCAGTTTATAACGAGTTTAATCTACCAGCTAAAATAATTCCATTACAGCTAACAAAAAATATTATTAGCAACAACTATAATTATTTGATATTTGGATCACCAAAAGAGCTTTCGAATTATGGATTAGAAGAATCTGAAAATGTAAAATTTGTATCGTTTGACAATATATTGTATAGTTTGTCTGCTGTTAAATATTGTAAAACACTTATTGGTTTAGACAGTTGTTTCAAATCTATGTCTTCCATGCAAAAGATAAATACTATTTGTATTATTGGAGACTTCCCTGATGAGATTAGAGATTTAATGTTTGTTAATCAGTACGCCAAAGATGGAGTAATGAAAGTCTTTAAAACTAAAAATATCAATGACGATCAAGAAGCCATAGAAAAATTCATACTAGAAAATCTTCACAGCAATCTTCAATTAAATGAAGTTCAGCCTAATTCTTAATTCCAGAAAAAGACCTCAGTTTCTTTTTAATTTCATAAAGTCTATCTTTGAAAAAACAAAAAGCAAAGAAGATGTAGAAATTTTAATAAGGATTGATAACGACGACCCCGAATCCTTAAAACTTGCTGAGTATAAATTTAATTTAAATGTTAAATTTTTTTGTGGTAATAGACCAACCAATCTTCATAAATCAATAAACGAACTAGTATTCCTTTCTAGAGGAGATAATATTTTTGTTTGCAATGATGACATTCAGATAATCACCCAAGACTGGGATTTGATTGCCGAAGAAAACATCAATAAATATAAGCAAGAAAACAATATAACCGACAATATTTATTATTGCAAAACATCTTGCAATAGCGCAGATAGAGATCATTCAAAAGGCTACTGTTCATTTCCAATTATATCTAGAGAGGCTGTTAATACTATTGGTTTTTTCATGTACGACTCTTTTGTTGGCCTAGGCGGAGACTCTTCTATATATAGAGTTTATGATTCTATTGATAGAGTTATCGATTTATCAAATCTTCAAATAGACCACATTTTACACAGAACTGTTGAAGCGGTAATAAATCCAGATATAACCGCCGCAGAAATGAGAATGAATTCTGCTAGAAATTCTGTCGATCCATATTCTCTAGATATATCTAAAGAAGTACAGAAGCTAAAATCTAAAATAAATGAAACTAGAAAATCTTAGCTCCACTTCAAATATACAAGATCTTTTTATATTAAAGCCTGAATCATTTTATGATTTCAGAGGCGAAAACTTTGAAGGATACGACGACGAAAAGTATCAAGAAATATTTTCTTCCAGTGAAGAATGGCAAAAGCAACAACCAAAGTTCTTAATAGATAGTTATTCCAAATCTAGTAAAAACTCACTTAGAGGCTTTCACGGAGATCAATTCGCATGGAAACTCATAGACTGCCTAAAAGGATCTATTTACTTTGTTGTACTAGATACTAGAAAAAACTCAAAGACTTATGGCATACATCAGGCGTTTAATTTAAACGAGCATAATAAATTGCAAATTTTGGTTCCAAATGGTTGCGTTAACGCTCACCTTTGCGTTTCTGAAGAGTGTTTATTTCATTATAAATTAACACATAAATATGTAGCCCAAAAGGATCAAATCCATGTTAAATGGAACGATCCATCTTATAATATTTTTTGGCCTATTAAAAACCCTATACTTTCCCAAAGAGATCAATGAAAAATTTTATTATAGCAACGGCAATAAAGCCCGAATTTCCATTCGATAATGAATTTCCAGTCATTTATACTGGAGTAGGAAAAGTAAATGCTACTTTAAGCATTTGCAATTATCTTAATAAAAATCCGCAAACTCAACTAGTCATAAACGTTGGTTCTGCTGGCGGAATAAATCATAGAAAAGGTTCTGTTATCGAATGCGGTATTTTTATAGATGGACAATTAAGCTATCCAAACTATGTGGAAGAACATATAGTATTTCAAGCTTCTAAAAACACATGTCTTACTTTTGATAATTTTGTAACTGAAACCCCAAATAAACACGCTAATTGTGTTGATATGGAAGCTTTTGCGTTAGCAAAAACATGCCAAACAATGGGTGTAAATTTTTTGTGTTTTAAGTATATTTCAGATATAATAGGAGAGAAAAATCAAGAAAATAAGTGGCTTGAAAACTATAAAGATGGAAAAGATTTACTAAAAGAAATTATAAAATACACAATATGAAAATTTTAATTACAGGAGGAGCTGGCTATTTAGGATCAGTGCTTACTGAAACCTTACTCAAAGAAGGGCATGAGGTAACAGTTTTGGATAATTTATGTTACAACCAACTTTCTCTGAGTGGATTTTTTCACAACAAATCTTTTAAGTTTATTCTTGGCGACGTAAGAAATTCCGCGCTTTTGGAAAAGTTTGTAAAAGAGAACGAAGTTGTTATTCCACTAGCTGCAATAGTTGGGATGCCAGCTTGCAAAGTTAATCCTCAAGCAGCTATAGACATTAATCTTAATCAAATAAAAAATGTAATTAAATTCTCTAGCCCTAGACACAGAATCATATTGCCGAATACTAATAGCCAGTATGGGTCTTCTACTGAAATTATTACTGAAAGTAGTCCATTTAAACCTCTTTCTCTTTACGCTGAAACTAAATGTGATGCAGAAAAAGCTCTATTAGACTCTGGAAATGGAATAGCGCTAAGGCTTGCCACAGTTTTTGGAATGTCTTACAGAATGAGAATGGATCTTCTTGTTAACGATTTGGTATATAAATCATTAACTGATGGTTATTTGGTTCTTTTTGAATCTCATTTTATAAGAAACTATATTCATGTCAGAGACGTAGCCAAAGCATTTTCTTTCATGGTTAATCGCTATCTGAATTGCAACAACAACGCTTTTAATGTTGGTCTTTCTGACGCTAATCTTAATAAACTACAACTCGTTGAAACGATCAAAAAATTTGTTCCTGAACTAGTTATTGTTCAAAATGAATTTAAAAAAGATTTCGATCAAAGGAATTATAGGGTATCAAACGAAAAGATAGAGTCTTACGGATGGAGCCCAAATTTTTCTTTAGAGGCTGGAATCAGTGAGTTGATTTGTGGATATCAACAAATAATAAAATATAAAAATAAAGATTTCACAAATCTATGATAAAAAATTTTATAACAGAGCAAAATTTTGCTTTTACTAATTTAATACATAAAAATGCAAAAAACGGAATCACAGTTGCTGAAATTGGTTCTTTCGATGGCTCTACAACGATTGGCTATGTAAAAACAATAAAAAAAAATAAAGGAAAAATATATATAGTAGACTGGTTTAAAGGAAATCTTAACGTAGTAGGACCGCATGGGTATAATGAAGATAATCATGAATTAATTTTGAAACAATTCAAAACCAATCTTTCTGAATATCTTGATATAATTGAAATAAAAGATGGCAAAAGTCAAGACATGATTCCTTTAATACCAGATAACTCTTTAGATATTTGCTTTATAGACGCCGACCACGCATATGATAGCGTATATTCTGATATTAAGTTATGTATTCCAAAAGTTAAAAAAGGAGGTTTTTTATGCGGTCATGATTTTGAAGGATTTGAATTTGTTAACGAAACAAAAGATCCTAATATTTTAAATAAAGATTGCACTGGAAACCCGCCAAGACATCAAGGGGTTATTCAAGCTACTTTTGATCATTTTGGATATGATATTGAGCTTATTGGATTTAATACTTGGATAAAACAATTATAATTATGGACATACTATTCATATCTCCCGGCAACTCTTCTGGAATTTATCAAAGTCTTTCTGAATCTTATTCTGCAATAGAACCTCCTACTTGGGCATTATTATTGGCTGAATCTTGTAGGTCAATCGGATTTAAAGTCGGAATATTAGATATCAACGCCGAAAGACTTAGCAACGAGTCTATTCTAGACAGAATAAATGAACTGAAACCCAAGCTTTTATGTTTTGTCGTATACGGGCAAAATGTAAATGCTGGGACAGTAAATATGTCTGGAGCTGTTTTTGTTTCTAAATTTTTAAAATCAAAAAATGTAAAAATTCCAATTTGCTATATCGGCTCTTATGTCCAAGCTCTTCCTATTAAATGCTTAAAAGAAGAAGAGTCTATAGATTTCGCTTGCACAAATGAAGGTGTTTATGCCATAAGAAATCTTGCTGCTTTAAATGATTTTTCTAACTTAGAAGAAATTAAAGGCATAGTTTGGAGAAAAAATGGAGTAGTAACAATAAATCCTCCAGAAAAAGTTGTTCCAAACGACAGAATGGATATAGATTTACCGGGATACGCTTGGGATCTCTTGCCATTTGATAAATCTCCTCTCGACTTGTATAGATCTCCGCTATGGCATTCTGAATATGACGAATCGAAAAGGACTCCTTACGCAGCAATTCAAACTTCTCTAGGATGCCAATTCGCATGTAATTTCTGCATGATAAATATTATCAATAGAAATGATAATGAAGAAGTAGGCGTTGCTGGTAAATATAGTGGAATGAGGTATTGGACTCCTGAATTTATAATTAAAGAGTTTGACAAACTATATTCCATGGGAGTTAGAACAATAAAAATAACTGACGAAATGTTCTTACTCAATAAAAAATTTTATGCCCCTTTATGTGAAATGCTTAGAGATCGTGGATACGGTAAAGATTTAATGATGTGGGCTTATTCAAGAATAGATACTGTACGCAATCCAGAGCTTTTAAAGCTAGTTAGATCTGCTGGAATCAGATGGCTTGCTCTTGGCATAGAAAGCGCAGAAAAATCAGTAAGACTAGAAGTATCTAAAGGAAAATTCGAAGAAGTTGACATAAGAAAAGTAATATCTCAAGTCCACGATTCTGGAATAGAAGTAATGGCTAATTATATTTTTGGACTTCCCGGAGATACTTTAGAAAGTATGAGAAAGACTTTAGAGTTCTCAAAAGAACTTTGCACAGCAGGTTGGAATGCCTACGCAGCAATGGCTCTTCCCGGCAGCCAACTTTACAAAGACGCTATATCTAAAAACATACAAGTTCCAGATAAGTATGAAGCGTTTTCTTTTCATGGATACGACACTATGCCTCTTCCTACAGAAACTTTGAGCGCTGCTGAAATTTTAAAATTTAGAGATTTAGCTTTCGAAGAATATCATAACGATTCAAAATTTTTAGAAAAGATAAAAAATAAATTTGGAATAAGGGCTTGTGAAAATATCAAAAATATGTTACAAGTAAAACTCAAACGTAAAATTTACAATTAAATGAAAAAATATTCAAAAGAAGAATTGATTGAATTTGAAGAAGATATTGCCAAAGAATTTAATTCTGGCAAAATAAAATCTCCAGTTCATCTATATAATGGAAACGAAGATAGCATTATAAATGTTTTTCAAGATATAAAAGATGAAGATTGGGTTCTTTGTACTTGGAGAAGTCATTATCAATGCCTTCTAAAGGGAGTCCCTCAAGATCAAGTCAAACAAAGTATTATGGATGGCAAATCTATTTCTCTTTGCTTTCCTGAATATAAAGTGTTTTCTTCCGCTATTGTGACTGGAATATTACCTATAGCAGTCGGCCTTGGAATAGCTTCTAAAAGAAATGGATCTTCAGAAAAAATACATTGTTTCGTAGGAGACATGACATCTGAAACTGGATCTTTTGAAGAATGCTATAAATATGTTAAAAATCACGATCTTCCAGTAAGATTCATTATTGAGGACAATGGAAAATCCGTATGCACAGATACTAAAAAAACATGGAATTCAATTAGATTAACTTACGAAGGAGTTTATAACAAATACATTCACTACTATAAGTACGAAACTAAATGGCCCCACGCTGGCGCTGGGCAAAGAGTTCAATTTTAATATGAAATATTTTGACGAATTAAAAAGATCAATGAATTTTCTGGCTTCTCATCCAGACACTATTTTTATTGGTCAGGCCGTTGAATACGCTGGGACTGCAATGACTAATACCCTGAAAGATGTTCCAGATTCTAAGAAACTAGAGCTTCCAGTTTGCGAAGACTTACAAGCTGGAATCACAAATGGGCTTGCTTTATCTGGAAAAATACCAATCAGCATTTATCCAAGATGGAATTTCTTTTTATTGGCGACCAACCAAGTAGTTAGTCATCTTGACAAGATCCAAATGATTTCTGATTATAAAACAAAAGCTATAATTAGAACAGGAATTGGATCTATCCGCCCAATGCACCCCCAGCATCAACATGTTGGAGATTTTACAGAGGCTTTTAAATTGATGCTGTCTAATATTGACGTTATTAGGCTAGATGAGCCTGAAGACATATTTCCTGCTTATGAGAAAGCCTTGAATAGAACAGATGGCAAATCTACAATTTTAGTTGAATGGGGAGATTTTTACAACGAAAAATAATATGATAAACATTTTCGCAATTAAAAACGATCATACTTTATATAATGTATTAAGAAATACTTTTAAAAGTATAGACTTTGATTGCAATATTATAGGACTTGACGACCCTCATTCTGGCATGAATTTGCCATTTTATTCAAACGAAGAGTTTTATAAAAAACCATTTTTTCTATATTTAGAAGAATTCAAAACTTTTCGAAGAGAAGAAATCATAAACAATAAAAATTTTCTCGGTTTTATTAGTCATATAAAAAACACATGCGAGCAAGTATTTGAAAAATATAATTGCAATACATATCATCTAGACTTATCTTCTCCAGATAAAAACTATTCTATTATTTTACAAAATATAGAATCTTTAAAATCTGATAGGCCTATTAATCTTATAGCTTGGGGTAGCTGGATAGACATAAACGATAATAATTTTTTCGAAAGAGGCGGAGATAAAGTGGATGACATAGCATGTTATCTTCTTCAAAATAATATTAATATTAATTTGACTTTTAGAACTAATAAAAATCTAAAATGCAAAAATCTATTCCCAGATAAAGTAAATATAATCAAAGAATATATTTCAGAAAATGAACTTCAAGAACTATACTATAAATCAGATATTTTCTTACTTCCATCAAGACAAGTCCACTCCTGCTCTTTAACTAACGCTATGTCTTTTGGTCTTTGCCTGATTGTTTCGGACGGATGGGGAATGGATGAATATTGTAATAAATTAAATTCTATAAATTATAATGAAATAAATCAAATAACTGATATTTGCTCCAATAGAGAAAAATTAATACAGAAAAGACTCAATTCTCTCAGGAATTATAAATTAAAACATTCCAGCAACATACATAAAGAAAAAGCTAAAAATCTTATTGAAATTATAACCGCAAAATAATATGGATATTTCTTTTCTTATAGTAAATGGCGAAAATTATGATGTTTTATGTAAAAAAGTAGTAGATAATATTATCGACACTACCACCAATCATTATAAAAAATATTCTTTTGAAATAATTATATCTTCATTCGAACAAATAAAAGACGATAGAATAATTAATATAATAGATACTAATAAAAAATATGGGAATACTGTTAAGTGCTATAATGAAATGTACAAAGCGTCTAAAGGCAAATATATTTTTATTTTAAATGACGATCATAAACTTTCAGATGGTTGTTTAGACGCCATAGAATTATTAAAATCTAACATTTTTAACAATAGAAAATTAAAAATAACAGCTATAGGAGCCCCTTTAAATTTAAATAAATTAACAGCCACAAGAATACCACCCATTGAAAATATATATAACGAGCCGACCGAAATGATCATGGGATATCCAGTATTTGATAGAGAAACAGTTGAAAATTATCTCCAAGGAGTGATTTTTAATCAATCTTTCTTGCATCATTACGCTGATAACTTTTTGCCTTTTTTTATATCTAAAATAGATGGCGAGCCAATTTTTTGTCTTGGATCTTCTTTAAATAGAATTTCTGAAAAACCAACGTCTTATACAGTTAATGATTCGAAAGATTTCGAAACTTACGAAAAACTCGTAAAGAAATTTTTTAAAAATAACACTCTTTGCTATAATGAAAGAGAGGATTGAATGAAAAACAAACTATCTTATATTATAGCCAGCAACAAATCGAATTTTGCTTTAGAAAATACTATTAAATCAATAACAGATTTGGATGATTCTAATTATGAAATAATTGTCTGTTCCAAAAATAAAATAAAAGAAAGCTCAAATATAAAATGGGTTGAAGACGACAAAAATAATGGATCTGTTTATGGTTTTAATAAAGCGTACAAAGAATCTCAAAACGATTACGTTATAATTTTACCAGATGACCATTGCGTAAAGCAAGATTTTCTAAAAATAAAAGACTATTTTTCTAATGATGATTTTCAAAGTTTAGATTTTAGAATATGCAATTTAACACATCATCTAGGTGGTCCAGAAAAAAATTATTACGATAAAAGGATAAAGCGCCATACTGGAAATATATGGCCAGACAATCCGCTTTGCTCAATTAAAAATGGAAGACCCTATAATGTATGGCATTTTTTTGCTATAGAAAGACTATCTATAGAAAAACACATGGAAAATGTAATATTTAATACATGTTTCATTCATCATTGGGTTGATCATTGGCTCGGATTCTACGAAGAGATGATAAACGGCGAAAGACCAACGGAAAAATTAGGCCCAGATATTTATATGGAATGCAATCAAAAATTTAATTCAGAAAAAAGCAATTTAAGTTTTGATAATTACGATGAGTCAATTTTTAAATCTTTAGTTTCTATTTCCCATTTACCAAATACAACATATAATTTTCAACTATGAATAACGATCTTTTACTAGTATATAATACATGCGGCATTTCTGGAAGAGAAAATATTTTCTATTATAAAAATTCAATAACTAGTTTTTTAAATCAAACTAAAAAAAATATAAAAATAGTAGTGTCTTCGTGCCTTAATAGCGAAAACACTAAAAACTACTTAAGAGATTCTTTTGGTGATTTAATAAATTATTGTTTTATAGATGAAAAGCTTCCAGTAAACGTAACATTTAATAAAACAGCCCAAGAATGCGTTAAAAGATTTGGGCCATTTAGTGGATATTTATATATCGATTCAGGAATAAGCCTTGAGCATGATTTAAACGCTATAGAAAAGCTTTATAGTTTGCATTGTTCTAAAGAATATGCAATGACTTGCTCAAGGACAGATTCTGACAGCGGGGCATTCGTATGGTTTAATGAAAGTCAATTTTCTAATGACGAATCTATTCAAGGTTCTCTTTTCAAAAACGATCATTTAATTATTCCAATAGGCAAAACTTTAAATTTGCATTGTCAAATATTTGATCATTCTTTATACGAAAATTTTAATCAAAAATTAATACCCGATATTTTCGCTTCTTGCTGTACGGAATCTGTTTTTTCTTATTTATGTGCTAGTGTTAATAAGAAATTTATTGCTCATAAAGATGTCATTGCGCACCATCAAACAAGCATGGATGGCGCAAGTTCTGGATTTAGGCCAGAATTAGTGCAATTTCCAGCTTGGTGCCATACTTTTATTGCTCCCGCTCCTGAAACAATTTTTAAAATCGTACAAGATCCAGAAGCTGTTGAATGCGGTTTTGGGTATGAAGAATGCAATAGAATTCTTCCTCATCGTCCTGAATGCTATCATCCAGACGGTAAATCTAAAGATCCAGAAAGATTAAAGCAGTTCTTAAAAAATAATCTTTATTTAACAAAAGAACAGCTAGATTACGAAACTATAAAATGTAGTTTTTTTTAATATATTATGAATACCGTATCAATTATTTTTCCTGCCAGATCTAGATTAGATTCCACTGAGCAATTACTCTTGTCTATAGAAAAATTTACAAAAAACAAAGAAAAAATAGATGTTGTTGGAGTTTGCGATCATGACGATATAGAAACAATAAACCTTTTTCAAAAAACAGCTCTAAAACTTTCTTATGAATTTAAATTTATATCTAGAAAACAGGAAAAATCATTAGACCTTCCTAACCACTATTACAGCCTCGGGTTAGATCTTAGCGAGCAATCTTATTTTAAATGGATTTTAGGAAATGATTGCTCTATCGATACTAAAAATTGGGATTTAGAACTTGAAAAAATAATTTATTCTCAAAAATTTCAGTCTGATTTTTTATCTAATAAATATTATTATATTTCTATATCTGACGACACCCACTGGAAACAAAACAAACGAATACACGAAGAAGAAATATTTGAATGCTGTTGTTTTCCTATTCTTTCTTCTAATTACTGCTTTGATTTGGGAGAATTTTACCCTAGAGAATATCCAACGTGGGAAGGTGATGTAAAATTATATAAACTTGCAAAAGAATCTAATAAATTTACTATTTTAAATTATAGAGAAAAAATTAATATTTTACATAAATCCATTCATAATAAAACTATGGAATCAGATTCAGGAACCAAAAGAATGGCTTCTAATCGTAACGCGTTGCACAGAAGATATTGTCCGCCCGATGGCGTTAGCTCTCTTCTAAAAGAGATAATAGAAAAAAGAACAAAGTTTTTAGAAATATCTAATTCTTTAACTTAATAAAACTAATACTGTATGAAATGGCCATTAATGCATAACAATATTTCGCGATCAGACGCGAATTCAATTATTGATTTCCTATCTCAAGATCCACTCCCTATTCTCACCAACTCTTCTAAAGTAAGAGAGTTCGAAACTAAGTGGGGAGAATGGCTTGGGACTAAATATAATATAATGGTAAACTCAGGCAGCGCCGCTAACGAGTTGTCCCTGCTTTATCTTAAGTATATGTTCCCTGAAGGCGGGGAAGTTATTGTACCCCCCATGGCTTGGGTTTCAGATGTTGCTGCAATTTTACAGAATGATTTCACTCCAGTATTTTGCGACATCACACTTAACAATCTAGCCTTAGATATTGAGCAAATAAAAGCTAAAATCACTCCAAAAACTAAAGCTATTTTGCTAATACACATTTTAGGATATAATGGCCTAAGTGACGAGCTTCTTAAGTTATGTAAGGAAAAGAATATTCTATTGATTGAAGATGTTTGCGAATCTCATGGAGCCACATTTAAAGGTCAAAAAGTAGGAACCTTTGGAGATATTTCTAATTTTTCTTTTTATTACGCCCATCACATGACTTCTATTGAGGGCGGCATGATTAGCACCAACAATCATGATATATATCAACTTATCAGAGCTTTCCGCTCTCACGGAATGTTAAGAGAAACAACTGATGAAAATCTAAAGAGTAAAATTTTAAATCAACACCCAGATTTAAATAAAGACTTTGTATTCCTAGAGGCCGCTCATAATTTTAGGTCTACAGAAATCAACGCCGTATTAGCTTTGAACCAGCTACCTAATTTAGATAAAAATAATAAAATTAGAGCAGAAAACTTAAATCTGTTCTTAGATAATTTAGATCCCACCAAATTTTTTACAGGATTTGATAGAGAAGGAAATTCTAATTATGCATTTACCCTTATTTTAAGACAGCCAAGCCCAACGCTAGCATTAAATGTTGAAATAGCTTTAAAAAATGCAGGGATAGAATTTAGAAGAGGTTTATCTGGAGGCGGCAATCAATTGCGTCAGCCGTATCTAAAAAAGCTCTTCGATAATTATTATCTTAATTTTCCTATTACAGATCATTGCCATAGTTTCGGATGGTATATAGGAAATTATCCAGAGCTTCCCAAAGAACATATCTTACAACTCACTTCTCTTGTAAATAGCTTGCCGTCATGATTTTAGCGAAATCTCCATTTAGAGTTTCATTTTTTGGTGGCTCGACTGATTATAAAGATTTTTACGAGAAGCATGAATCTTTTATAATTGGCTGCGCTATAAATAAATATGCATATCTTTCTATAAGAGAAAAACCAAAAATTTTATCCGAAGAAACGACAATAAGTTATTCAAAGTTTGAAAGAGTTAAAACATTAGAAGAAATAGAAAATCCACTTATAAGAGAAACGTTAAAATATTTTAAAATTAAATCTCCTATAGAATTTATTTCTTTTTCCGATATACCTTCTAGAACAGGCCTAGGAGGGTCATCCTCTTATTGCGTCGGAATGAGTTATTTAATTAGAAAATTTCTTAAACTAGAAACTTCTAAAAAAACGCTAGCAAAAGACGCTATAGAAATAGAAAGAACAACCCTCAACGAAAGTGGCGGTATTCAAGATCAAATATGGTCCGCTTATGGAGGACTTAATACAATAAATATTAAAACCAATGGCGACTTTCTTGTTAAGCCCCTGCCAGTTACAGAGGAGTTCAAACGAGAGCTTCAAAGATCAATGGTTTTAATTTACTCTAATGAGCAAAGACAGTCTAGCGACGTCGCCAAGTCTCACGAAAATCAAAACAAACTAGAAATACTCCAATTAGCAAAAGCTGCTTATAGCTCTTTCATAAATGAAAATATTCGTGAAATAGGAAACCTGCTATATCAATCTTGGATGGAGAAACGTAAGATATCAAACCAAATAGCCACCAGCTCTGTAAACAACATTATTACTACATGCATTGGCCTCGGAGCTTATGGGGCCAAACTCCTTGGCGCTGGTGGATGCGGTTTTGTGTTAGTTATTTGCAATCCCAATGTAAAGAAAAGAATTAAAGAAACATTTGGAAACAGCGTTTTAGATTTTGACTTCGACGATTCCGGAGCTTCTACTATATTTGATAATACAAATGAGATATGTTATTGACATAGATGGAACTATATGTTCCACAAATGAAAAAAGAGAGTACGAAAAAGCTGAGCCATTTCCAGAAGCTGTAAAAGAAATAAATTATCTCTATGAAAATGGAAATATAATAATCTTATTTACCGCCAGAGGGGCTTCATCAGGATTAAACTGGCATGAACTAACAGTAAAACAACTAAACCATTGGGGCGTTAAATACCACGAACTTATAGATAAAGGTAAACCAAACGGCGATATTTTTATTGACGATAAGGGCCTAAATGCTGTTGATTGGAGAAAATCAATAAAAAATAAAACTATAGGCGTTGTATCTGGATACTTCAACCCCATCCACTCCGGGCATCTAGAATACATAAATGAAGCAAAAAAGAACTGCTCTTATTTAATAGCTATTATAAATAATGATCATCAAGTTTTACTAAAAGGTAGCAAATCGTTTATGTCAGAGTCGCATAGGCAAGATATATTAAAAAATCTTAAAAGTGTAGACGAAGCTATAGTTTCTATAGATCAAGATAAAACTCAATGCCGAACTCTAAAATTAATTAAAAGTAAGTATCAAGATTGTAAAATCATGTTTTTTAACAGTGGAGACAGAAAACACGGAAACCTAGACTCCGCCGAGTCCGTAACTTGCAAAGAAAATAATATTTTAGAAATAGTTCTTGATCTTCCTAAAATATATTCATCTAGCGAATTATTAAAATCATGAATATGACATTTAAAGAATATTACGAAATGTATCTAACACTCCATCAAAATAAGTGGAACAGAAGACTTCATGTTCTGGGTCAGTTGTTTACAATTGGTTATTTTATTCTTTGTATCAGACTCGTTTTTTGGAAGTCTTTGTTTTTTCTTCCCATGTTTATAGCGCTTCCATTTATTGTTTATCCATTTGCTTGGAGCGGTCATTTTTTCATAGAGAAAAATAAACCAGCCGCATTTAAAAATCCAATCTGGGCTAAGGCAGCGGACTGGGTAATGCTTAAAGATATAATTATTGGAAGAGTAAAGTTTTGATATGAGAGTTTTAATAACCGGCGTTTTAGGGCAAGACGGGGCAAACATGGTCGAGTATTTATTAAAAAATACTAACCATGAAATATTTGGAACAATAAGAAGAAGTTCTAATCCAAATTTTGTAAACTGTCAGTCGTTTATTAAAAATAGTAGATTTAAGTTTGTTTATGCCGATCTTTGCGATAGTGTTTCAATAGATTCTCTAGTTAAAGAAATACAACCAGATTACTTTATTAATTTTGGTGCGCAAAGCTTTGTTGGTTGCAGTTGGGAAATACCATTGCAAACATTTGATACAAATGCCACTGGAGTCGCAAGATGCCTTGAAGCTATAAGAAAACATCGACCAGCTTGCAGGTTTTATTCTGCTGGGTCAAGTGAAGAGTTCGGAGACGTAGCCTACGCCCCTCAAGATATCGCCCATCCTATTCGCCCAAGAAGCCCATATGGAGCCTCTAAAGCTGCCGCTAGGCATATTGTCAAGGTCTACAGAGAGTCTTACAACCTTTACGCCGTTCATGGCATTTTATTTAATCATGAAGGGACAAAAAGAGGAGAAGAGTTTGTTACAAGAAAAATAACTAAAGGAGTAGCTAGAATAATAAATGCTATTAATAAAGGAGAAGTATTTGAGGCTATTGAACTTGGAAATCTAGACTCTAAAAGAGACTGGTCAGACAGCGAAGACTTTGTTGATGGGGTATGGAAAATGTTAAACAGAGACTCTCCTAAAGATTATGTCCTTTCTTCAAATGAAACTCATTCAATTAGAGAATTTGTTGAGCTTGCATTTTCAACAGCAGGCATTCAAGGGGCTTGGCATGGTCAAGGAACGAGCGAGGAGTACAGCGTCACCACCGAATACGCCATTAAAAATGATCCATCTTCATCTATTTTAGTTAAAATAAATCCTAAATTTTATCGACCAGCAGAGGTCGATCTACTTCTCGGCAATTCAAATCCAGCCATAGAAGAGCTTGGATGGAGTCCAAAGTCTTCATTTAAAGACCTTGTCAGCAAAATGGTCTTGCACGATATTTCCCTCTTGACTAATCTCTGATTTCAAGCCACACTCCATTCTGTGGTGGACAAGATCAAAAAACCCAGAAAACTTAGCAACCATCAATTGCTTATTTCTGCTTTTCTTGTAGACACCAAGAATTGCAACTGGCCTAACGAAATGCGCGTGGCTGGTCAATTAATTAAAAAATACGGATTTGATTTTTTAATTGGCCTCAAAGGAAGAACAAAGTTGATTTCTTTGACGTGGTTTTTAGGAGAAAACGGTAAAAAATTTTTGGAAGCCATTAAAAAATACGAGTCCTTGTCTTTTGAAAAGCCTAAAATCACATTAGAAAATGAAACTGTAGCTCCGCTTACAGAAGTTGTAAAAAAGCCCACATCACTTAAACAGTTTTTAAATTTATTCAATAAATAATATGGCACGACCCAAAAAAGAAACCTCCGAAATACAAGAAGAATCATCATCTAACAAACTTCGTGTTTTAGATTCTATCTTAAAAGATAATAAAGAACATCATTATGCTTTTGATAATAATATTGATTATGTAGTTAGCAGCGGCAGTTTAACTTTAGATATTGAAATGGGCGGAGGAATCCATCCCGGTATCGTAAGATCTTCCGGTGTCACAGAAGGCGGCAAAACAAGCAACGCTCTGGCTTTCGCTAAAAGCTTTCAAGATCTTCATCCAGAAAAAGGATGTATTATTTATATAAAATCTGAAGGCAGACTTAGTGAAGCAATCATTGAAAGATCTGGAGTAAGCACAGATCCAGACCGTTGGAAAGTAATTCCAACTAATGATTATGAATTTGTCATCGACATGATGCGAAGGCTAATCAAAGATAACGATGACAATAATTTATATTTCTTCATTCTTGATAGCCTTGACGCTTTAGTACCAAGAAACGATTTAGCAAAGTCATCCACTGAAGCTAACAAGACTGCTGGAGCCGCGCTCCTAACTGCGGACCTACTTCGTAAGATGGCCGCCGCTTTTTCTTCCAGAGGTCACATTTGTTTCATAATTTCTCAAGTCAGATCTTCAATTAAGATTAATCCTTACGAGAAGGGTGATCCAAAAGTTACTAATGCCAGCGGCGGAAACGCAGCCCTTCATTATTCTGACTGGATCCTAGAATTCCAGCAGCGTTGGAACAAAGACTTTATTTATGCAAACGCCAAACAAGATGGTAATCCTGTCGGGCATTGGTGCAAAATAGTTTTCAAAAAAACTCCAAATGAGAAATCTGGCAGAGAAGTTCGGTATCCAATTAAATATGGGCGCAAAAACGGCTCTAGCGTTTGGATTGAATATGAGATTGTGGACCAATTGCTTGCTTGGGAGTTCGCTCATGCAAAAGGAGCTTGGATAACTATAACTGACGAGCTTGTCAAAGAGCTTGCTGATAATAATTTAGAGTTTCCAAAACAACATCAAGGAGAAGCCAATCTCAAAAATTTCCTTGAGGAAAACCCAAACATCACTAAATATTTGTTTGATAAATTTATTAGCGTCCTAAAGAAATGAAGCTCTATAATGCTTTTGGCAAGGTTGTAAGCAAAAATGTATCTCAATATACTATAGACTGGGACGCCGCCTCCAGATCTAAAATACAATTTAAAACCAAGCAGTTCCTTAGAAAATATTGGCAAAACCATATTGTCTACGAGGAGTTTCCTGTGTTTGGAAGTCGATTAAAAGTTGACATTTTGAACGCAACTCGCAAGATTGCTGTTGAGGTCCACGGCCCACAGCACTCTGCTTACAATAAGTTTTTTCATAACGATTCTCGTTTAAATTATTTAAAATCAATTAAGCGAGATGTCGCCAAGGAAAACTGGCTCACATTGAATAAATTTATTCTTGTTGAGATCTACGACAATGAAGTTGATTCTTTAAATGAAAAGTTTTTCCTTGAGAAATTTAATATAATATTATAATATGGCAATTTATTCTTTGCAGTTAGAAAAATACATTCTTTCAGGCTTAATTAGGCATCACGATTCATTTGGCGATGTTCGTTCTTTTATTAATGAAAATGATTTTGTCAATGACGTTCATTATACTATTTTTTGTGTCTTCAAAGACTGCTTTGAAAATGGCTCAACTGTAGATAAAGTTCTTGTAGCTCAAAAAGCGCAAAACCTAGGCATTACATTTAAAGATCAAAGCATCAATGTTTTTGATTATGTCAACAGCATATGCTTAATCCCGACAACAAAGAATGGATTGATTGAAGCTGCAAAAGAATTAGTTAAATTTAGAGTAAGAAGAGAGCTGGAAGAGACCGGCGAAAACATCAAGAAATTCGCGCATAGTTGTGCGGAAAAAGATCTTGAGTCAATTATCACCGAATCAGACCAGATCTATAATAAAAAAATATCTCTTTATGCTAACGAAAATGATAAGCCAGAAGATATAACTTCTAATGTTATAGAGATCATTGAGGAAAGAGGCAATAATCCAATCAAAGAAAATGGACTAGAGACTCCATATCAAAACTTTAATCGCCTTTATGGTGGCGTAAGGCCCGGAAACTTATACGCTTGGGTTAGTCGCCCAAAGCATGGCAAATCAACTATCTTAAATGATCTAGCAATAAAAACCACAACAATTAATAAAGGTTGCAGAGCCTTAGTTCTTGATACTGAAATGTCTACTCTAGATATGAAGTTCAGAATAGCCTCCTCAATCACGCAGATTCCTGTTTGGTATCTAGAAACTGGAAATTGGAAGAAAAACACAAATCTATACAATCTTTTTCAAGAAAAGAAATCTGATATAATTAAAATACAGAATCAAGTAGATCACGTTCAGGTCTCTGGCAAACCAATTGAAGAGGTTATTTCAATTATTCGCCGATGGTACTTTGCGAAAGTTGGCAGAGGAAATCCATGCGTTATCGTTTATGACTATATAAAACTGACTGGAGAAATGGATAAAAACAAACAAGAGTATCAGTTGATTGGCGATAAGGTGAACGCTTTGAAAGAACTTGCTTCTGAATTAAATATTCCAATTCTTACAGCTTGCCAATTAAATAGAAGCGCAGAAAATGGCGTTGATGATAGTAGTGCAATTTCTCAATCAGATCGTTTACAGTGGTTTGCTTCGTTCGTAGGTATTTTTAGAAGAAAAACCGTAGAAGAAATCGCTGACGATGGAGAAGAATTTGGATCTCACAAATTAATTCCTTTAGCTACACGCTTTCAAGGCAAAGATTCTGCCGGTCACCATGATTTAGTTAGAATTAAAGAAGGCAAAAGAACTAAGTATATTCCTAACTATATCAGCTTTAATATATCAAATTTTAATGTTGAAGAAAAGGGAACTCTTGAAGATATTGTTGAAGCTAGATCTTTAAGACCCGAATTAGACGATTCTGGAGATGGCGAACTTCTATGAACGACTGCGAGTCTGTTAGGCAAATCCTACAGGATTTAGGCTATGTTCTTAACGATAACGGAAGAGAATATAGAGCAAAGCCATTGTATAGAGACTCAGATAACGATAACGTACTTCGCATCTGGAAAAACTCTGGTCAATGGGTTGATTTCAAGGAAAGCAAAAGCGGGTCCTTGGAGGAGCTAGTTAAAATAACTTTAAAGCTTAAAAACATAACCGAAGCTAAAAGCTGGATCTCTTCCAAAGGAGTTAATTATGATACTAAAGAGATAGAAAAACCCAAGATAACAACTTCTCAAATCCAATATTTTGATAAATCTTTATTATTAAAATTGGCCAAAGACGATTCTTACTGGTTAAATAGAGGCATTTCTGCGTCTACTTTACTTCCATTTCAATGCGGCCTTGCTACTACTGGTAAAATGTATAATAGATACACCTTCCCAGTATTTGATAACAAAGATAATATTATCGGTTTTTCAGGTAGAGACGTAGGTCCTTTGTCTTTAGACGGAAGGCCAAAATGGAAACACATAGGAGATAAAAAAGAATGGGTTTACCCTTTAAAGGTAAATTTAGAAGATATCAAAGAAAGCAAATCCGTAATTCTTGTGGAAAGCATTGGCGACATGCTCGCTTTGAGAGAAAATGGAATCAAAAATTGCATAGTTACATTTGGTCTCAATCTTTCTGTTAAAATAATTTATAGTTTAATCGCCATCAATCCTAAAAGAATAATTGTAGCTTTTAATAACGACTCTCAAGCAAACAACGCTGGCAATGAAGCAGCGGAAGCTGTAAAAAATAAATTACTGAATTATTTTGACACAAATCAAATTTCAATCAATCTTCCTGTTGGCGGGAAAGACTTTGGAGACTTAAACCTGCTAGACAAAGCAAAGATATTACAATGGCACAAGACACTTTAATTAATAAAGAAAAAGTAAAACTAAGCGCTAGTAAAATAAAAACCGCCGAAGGGTGTAGCTGGCTTTACTATACTAAATATATTCTTAAACTTCCAGATATTTCTAACGCTGGAGCTTCAAGGGGGACAATTTGCCATTTAATATTTGAGCTACTCCTTACTGATAGGCATAAAAAATATTTTGAAGATCTATGCTCTGGCAAAGCTGGAGTTATAAAAAATCCATCTATCCATAGACTTATTCTAAAACACGCTAAAAAGCTCAAAGTAAATGACGAAGAAAATTTAGATCTTATTTATAATATGATCCAAACAGGTCTTCAAAGCGACTTTTTCTGTAGTGGAGCTTTGCTTGTTGAAGCTGAATCAGAGTTTAAACTTGAAGAGGAAGATTATATTATCAATGGATTTATTGACAAGCTTGCAAAATTTAGCGATACAAACTATAAAATTTACGACTACAAATCAAGCAAAGGTAAGTTTTCTAAAGAAGAGATTGACTTTAACCTACAAAACTTGATGTATTCTTTAGCTGTATTTAAAACTAAAGGCCATATTCCAGATGTCTCATTTATTTTTCTTAAATTTAAAAAACAGCCAATTCAAGAAGCCCCAAAACCAACCGTAGAGCAATTAGAGGGTTTCAAGGCTTATCTTAGTTACGTCGCTGGATACATATCATCTTTTGATGAAAAAAGAGCTGTTCAAAATTTAGCTGCGAGTACTCCAAAAAAGAAATGGATGTGTGGAAGTGACGTAGAGGGAAAATGGATTTGTCCATCCAGACTTCCAGCTACTTATTATATGGGTTACGATAAGAATGATAAATTTATTAAATCATCTTTTAACAGAGACGATCTTTTTAATGATTCGAATATTGTTTTGATAAATAAAACATCTTATAAAGGTTGCCCATTTTGGCGCAAAGATGATCCAACTTTTTGATTGACTTATTGAACCTATCGCCCACCATATCCCATGGACTACTCAGCCATTCCTCTTTTCAAATCCCATTATAGTCTTGGGAAATCTATTTTGACGCTTTCTAAGGCTGGGTCTAGCTCAGAGCATGAACCAAGCTCAATAATAGATATTGCTTTAAAACTTAAATTAAACAAACTATATTTGGTTGAAGATTCTATTTCTGGTTTTCTAGAGGCGTACAAGTCTTGCGAAGAATCGAAGATTGATTTAAGGTTTGGGCTTAGGCTCACGATATGTGATGATATAAATAATAAGACCACTGAGTCAAAAGATAAAGAGCACAAAGTAATAATCTTTATCAAAAATGCTGAAGGGTATAAGGATCTAATTAAAATATCCACAACAGCCAGCACTACTGGATTTTATTATTACCCAAGAATAGATTGTAAAGTTCTAAAAGAGCTATGGAATAAAGATAATCTTCTAATGGCAATACCATTTTACGACTCCTATATTTTTAAGAATAACTTAACTTATAGCATTTGCGTTCCTGATTTTAGTTTTTGCGATTTGATTTATTTTGTTGAAGATAATAATTTGCCTTTCGATGGTATTTTGAGTCGTAAGGTTAACGATACAATTCTCGACAAGTCTTCTATAGTGCAAAGTCAATCTGTGTATTACGAAAACAAAGAAGACTTTCTAACGTATTTAACTTTCAGATGTATTTCTAATAGAACTACTTTAAATAAACCAAACTTAGACCACTTTTCGTCTAACGAATTTTGCGCAGAATCATTCAAGGAAAAATATGGAAAATGAACTATTAAGATTTGACAAGTCTAAAAAACTTGTTTTTATCGACTGCGAAACACTTAATCTTTGCCTTAATTTCTGTCAAAATCTACCTTGGCAAATAGCGATGCTAAGCACTGTTGGCGGAAAAAAAGTCGACGAGCGAGATTTTCTTGTTAAATGGGACACAAACCTTAAAATATCTGAAGATGCGAGAAGAATCACAAGATATCCAGAAGAACTTATTAGAACAACTGGCAAGAAATTTGATGATGTGTTTAGTACTGTTAGGGATTGGCTTGAGTGTTCTGACTATATTGTTGGTCATAATATTCTTGGCTTCGACTTGTATTTAATAAAAGAGATGTATTTACTCAAAGGAATGCGAGCTAGCCATCTAGTTAATAAAATCCTTGATACTAATTGCTTGGCTAAAGGAATCAAATATGGAATTCCTAAAATGCCAAAAGAGTCCCTTGTAGAATATCAATACAAGTTGCTTCATACTTATAGAAAAGGCATTAAAACTAATTTAACTTCTCTCGGAAAAGATTATAACATAGAGCATGATTACGAAAATCTCCACAATGCTATTGTAGATTTGGAGTTAAATCTAAAAGTGTGGAATAAAATTAAATTTCAAGTCGAGATATGAATAAATTTGAATCTGCGTTTGACAATATAAAGCTTCCATTGTATGGCGTTCGTTTGCCAGAATTTAATATAGAGAACCGGCTCAAGACTCAATACGGCCTAAAAGAAGAGTCTTCTAACTATGACTTTTTGATTCAAGTTTGCAGAAGCAATTTTAAGAAATTAAAAATTCCGAAAGAAGAATACTCTAAATATTCAGAAAGAGTAAAGTATGAACTGGAAACCATTAAAGAGCTTGGATTTCTAGATTATGTTCTATTAGTATGGACTGTTGTTAATTATTGCAACGAAAACTCCATTCCTGTTGGTCTTGGACGCGGCTCTGCTGCTGGCAGCCTTATTCTTTATTTGTTGGGGGTTACCAAGGTAGATCCAATCAAATACGAACTATTCTTTGAGCGTTTCATCTCTAAGATTCGAGCCAAGAAGCAAGTAGTCGATGGCATTACTTATCTTGATGGATCTTTAATGTGCGATGTTGACATTGATATTTGCTACTATAATCGCTATAAAGTAATTAAATTCCTAGAGCAGTTATTCTCTGGAAGGACTTCTAAAATTTTAACATTAACCACTTTGAGTGGCAAACTACTAATCAAAGAATGTGGTAAAATAATAGAAGAAAAGACAGAAACAGAAATGAATGACGTAAGCTCTTTAATTCCGAAGACTTTCGGCCAAGTCATGGATCTGAAAGACGCTTATGACGAAGTGGAAGAGTTCAAGAAATGGTGTAATGAAAATCCAAGGGTTTACAATACCGCTCTTAAATTAAGAAGTTTAATCAAAAATAAAAGCGTTCATGCATCTGGCATGATGCTTTCGTACTACCCGATGGATAAAAGCTGCCCTACTGAACTTACTAGCGACAAGGAACAGGTCTCTAGCTATGACATGAACTGGGCATCCACGTTCAATGTTAAACTTGACTTGTTAGGTTTGCGAAGCGTTTCAATAGTCGATAGAGTCTGCAAGTTAGTTGGAATAAACGTTAACGATATAGATTTTAACGATCCGTTCATTTATCAACAACTAGCCGATTTAAAAACTCCTCATGGAATTTTTCAAATTGAAGCTGATACAAATTTCAAGGTTTGTAAAAAAGTTAAACCGAAAAATCTAGAAGAATTAAGTGGTGTACTTGCATTGGCTCGCCCCGGAGCCTTGGAGTTCGTAGATCAATACGCTAATTTTACTAACAACAATGTTTACGAACCAATTCATCCTTTCTTTGATTCTGTTCTTAGCTCAAGTGGCGGCGTAGCTCTTTACCAAGAGCAGTTAATGAAAATGTCCAACAAGATTGGCTTCACTCTTGATGAAGCTGAAGTTTTGCGTCGAATTGTTGGCAAAAAGAAGGTAGAAGAAGTAAAGAAGTGGCAAGAAAAGATTTCTGAAAAAATTAAGGAAAATAAATTAGCTCCCGAGATTGGAGATATTCTGTGGAGAATTTTAGAAAACTCCGCAAACTACTCTTTCAATAAATCTCATTCAATGAGTTATGCCGCATTGGCTGCTTGCACTATTTACTTAAAATTCAAGTATCCAAAACATTTTTTCCTCGCTCTGCTTGAGATGACTAAGCATGAACCTGCTCCTCTAGAAGAAATTTCAAAAATACAGAAAGAACTTAGGCATTTCGGCATAAAGCTTCTTGGCCCGCATATCTTAAAATCAGAAACAGATTTTTCAATTCAAGGAGAAGACATTAGATTCGGATTGTCTTCGATCAAGGGTATTTCTGAAAAAACGATGGAAAAGCTTAAAAACTTTAAATCAGATCATTCAAACAAGTTCGAAGTTTTTGAGGCAGCAAAAGAAGTCGGGCTATCTATTGGAGTTGTTTCAGCTTTAATTCAAGCCGGTGCGTTAGATGGATTCTCATCTTCAAGAAGCAGAGTTGTGCTAGAGGCTCAATTATGGAATATTCTTACTGATAAGGAAAAAGTGTTAGCCATTCAATTTGGTTCAGAATTTGAGTTTGATTTAATTAAAGTTCTTAAAAAGCTATCAGAGACAAAGAATGAAAATGGCAAGCTTTTAATTAAAGAATCTAGATTTCAGACAATCAAAAAGAAATATGATCCTTATTTAAAGATCTACCAGCAAAATAATAAATCAGAAAGCTTTGCTAATTGGTTTTATGAAACTAAACTTCTTGGATACAGCTACGACAAATCTTTATTTGAGATATTCTCTCAGAAGATGCCTAATCTAGTCACATTGAAAGACTTACCAAATAAACAAGATAACTCTACTGTATTTATAGTTGGCAAAGTTGAAGAAAGTTCCCAATGGGTATCCAAAAACGAAAAGAAAACCAGAACATTTAAGATGATTGTGTCTGACGAGTATGGATCAATTCCCATCCTTACCTTTAATGATAAAATCGACTTTAACAAGTCGGCAAATAACGATTATCTGCCCGAAACTGAAGACATAGTTATCGTTAAAGGAACCAAAAAGCAAGACTGTGTTTTCGCAGAAACTTTCGGCGTTCAAACACTAAAAATATATACAAAATTGTCTGAGCTTAAAGAAAAAAATCTTGACAATCTAGAGTAAAAAGAGCATCATATATCGTATGATTCAATTTTATAAACCGAATCCAAAAAACACTGGGACTGGATGTTCGTTCAACTTTTCAGCCAAGGACGACTGCGTCTATATTAACCTAATCAAGCAATCTAGTTGGGATGAAGCCAAGAAGCGTGGCTCTTTCGCTGGAAACGCTCAAAATCCAAAAATGTCTGCCTCTGTCAAAATCAGTTCTACTGAGATTGGAGACATTATTTCAGCCATGCGTAGAAATGCTGAATTCAACGGCTTTCACGATTCTCCTAAACAAGTAACTCGAATTAAGTTTTCTCCATACAATCGCGCCAGCAAGGATAATCCAAATCAGATTTCTCAAGTTGGCTACTCACTTTCTGTATCTAAGGAAAGCCGAGAAAATGCTCAAGATAAAACTTCATTCCTAATCGGTTTTACTTTTGGCGAAGCTATCAAGCTTGAATCTTATTTTATGTTGTCTTTGGCAAAAATCTTTGAAAAGGCAATGAAGGAACAAGATAATAAATCGACCGCTGCTCCCGCTCAGGCCGCTCCAAAAAAGGAAGAGGCACCCAAGCAGGAGTCTTCGGACGATGATCTATGGTAAAAAAGAAGAAAATAGTTTTTCATAGCGATTTTGCTCTTAGTAAGACTGGCTTTGGCAGAAATGCCAAGGCCATTCTTTCTTATTTATATAATACTGGAAAGTATGATATAATTAGCTTGGCTGGAGGAGTAACAAAAAATCATCCAGAGCTAGAAAGAACCCCTTGGAGAAGCGTTGGCGTAGTACCAAGCCAAGGCCCAGAACTTCAAGATTTTAATAGTTCTCCAGATAAAACTAGACTATATTCATATGGAGCATTTGAAATAGATAAAATAATAGAAAATGAAAAACCAGATTTCTATATAGGAGTTCAAGATTTTTGGGGTGTAGATTATTGCATTGATAAGCCTTGGTTTAATAAAATTAATTCTGTAATATGGACCACTTTAGATTCATTGCCGCTTCTTCCATCCGCCATATCTCAAGCTCCTAAAATTAAAAACTATTGGGTATGGTCTAGTTTTGCTGAGAAAGAAATGCACAGGATCGGTTTATCTCACGTTAAAACCCTTCATGGAGCTATTTATATTTCCGACTTCAAACCGCTGCCTCAAGAAGAAAAGGATGAAATTAGAAAAAATAACAACATACCAAAAAAAGATTTTATTATAGGATTTGTTTTTAGAAATCAATTAAGAAAATCCGTTCCTAATCTGCTACAGGGTTTTAAAATTTTCAAAGACGTCAATCCTCAGATTTCAGCAAAATTACTTCTACACACTCATTGGCAAGAAGGTTGGAATATTCATAAACTATGCAAAGAAACTGGAGTTGCAGAGTCGGATGTTTTGACTACATACGTTTGTAGAAATTGCAAAGCGTATGAAATTAAAAATTTCTCTGGCCCTGAAGTCAGTTGTAAATTTTGCAGGACTAATAATTCTCAAATAACCACTGGTGTTGCTTGCGGCGTTAATGAAAAGCAATTAAATGAAATATACAATTGCATGGATGTTTATTGTCATCCCTTTACTAGCGGCGGTCAGGAAATACCCATACAAGAAGCGAAGCTTACTGGCTTAATTACTTTAGTTACAAACTATAGCTGCGGAGAAGAAATGTGCTGTCCAGAAGCCGCATCAATTCCTCTAGACTGGAGTGAATATAGAGAATTCGGGACGGAGTTTATTAAAGCTTCAACTTGCCCCAAATCAATTGCTAAAAATCTAGAAACTGTTTTCAAAATGGATTCGTCTCAAAAACAAAAAATGGGAAGAACCGCTAGGAAATGGGTAATTGAAAATTTTTCCGCCTCTTTTATTGGTGGAAAAATAGAAAAATTTTTAGATTCGCAACCCTTTTCAGAATATTGTCCAGAAGACAGTAAAAATTCAAAAGCTAACCCAGAAGCAAATATAGATAACATAGAAGATAATATTTTATGGCTTAAAACTTTATATTTTAAAATTCTAGGCAGAATAGTCAAAGATAACGACGAAGGTCTAACGCACTGGATTGAAAAAATAAATTCTGGCGTTCCCAGAGATGCTATTGTTGGATTTTTTAGAGATGTTGCTAGGCAAGAAGTAGCAAAATTTAAAAATACTACTGTAGATAATTTATTCATAGACAGCGAAAAGAAAGACAGAATTTTTGTTAGTATAAATTCTTCCAAGGAGAATGTTTTTTTATCAACTAAAATCATTTCTTCTATAAAGAAAAAACAACCAAATAAAAAAATATTTGTTCATACAAATAAAGATTCTGCTGAAATATTCTTTGGTAATACTGACGTCCATGAAGTTCTCGTTCAAGGCAAAGATTTAAGCAATTTAGAATTTCTTAGAAATAACTTTGAGTCGATTTATTGCCTTGATAATTTTTCTATTAATAATTTTCATTCTGTTTTAGTTCCATGAATTTACTTAAATCTTTTTCTTCTACTACAGGCATCGAGCCTAATGATAGTTTTATTTATCAGAAGTTTTTCCCACTACCATTCACTAAATACATAGTGCTGGAAACTCAAAACGATGATCAAAATTTAAATTATGTATTCTGGAGTAGGGTCGTTCAATTAATTGAGCCTTTCTTATCTAAAAATAGTATAGAGATAGTTAATTTTGTAGACGACAAAAAACAACCATTCAGCCGCACTTGCATAGACAAAGAAACCAGTTTGTCTGAAAAAGCCTATATGCTAAACCACTCAATGCTTTATTGTGGTTCTTCAAAATTTTATTCTCTCATCTGTTCTGAAAAAGGAATTCCGCAAATATTTTTAAAAACAGATTATCTTGTTGACAATTTGCTGCTTGGCGAAAATGAAATCATCAATACGAATAAAGCATCAAAAAACTTTTTTAATCCTATTGGTAATTTCATAAATAATATTAGACCAGAAGAAATCGCAGTAAAGATACTTTCAAAACTATCGCCTGAAGAAAATTATGATTTTGATAGAACCCTTTCGATTGGGAAAGTTTATTCATTTCCAACTATGGATTTAATTCCAGATTGCAGTTTTAAAATAACTAATGATTCAAAAAATGAAATATTAGTTAGAATGGATGAATTTTTTTCAGAAGCAAACCTTGCTGATCAATTAAAAAATGGTCCCGCTTCCATAGTAACAAATAGAGATATTTCTAAAAATATTTTACTAACTTATAAAAATTCAATTAAAAAAATATATTTTAAAGTTCAAAAAGGTTCAGATCCATCTTTTATAGACTTACTGGAGTCTTTTAAATTTAATTATGACATTATAACATCCCTTAACGATAAAGACCTAGAGCCTGAAAAACTAAAATATTTAAATTATAAAATAATTAACAAGCTAAATAAAATGGATTTATCATTTTTAGATGGGCTTGATAAATCAAAAGTTTTCTTCAAAACAAATAAAATAATAATTAAAAGCGGGAAAACGTTCGCTAGCAAATGGCATTGTCGGGCTGGAATTAATCACCCAGATGTTAGAAATGGCTCTTTCCCTTTGCCTCAAATCTTAGACGACTCTTTCAAAGAAGAGGCTGACAGCTTTTACTTCTTGACTAACGAAAAAATTTGATCCATACTACAAAGATGAGTTCTATTCCTCCAAAAATATTTTCAAGAAATGAGTATGGACTTCTTGAGAATCCGCCAATTCCATACGTCTACAATGAAGATGGATCTGTAAACTGGCGCAAAATGATTCGCCCAGAATTTCTTGTTCCTAATAAGCAAAGAACCCAAGAGACTGACATATCAAAGCTTGAGGACAAGGATCTTCTTATCCTTCTAGGCGGCATCAAAGAGCTAGCCCAGATTAGAGGTTTCACCTCTGTTGGGTACTCTATTCCATCAGCAAGTCCGTCATATGTTATAGCTGGTTGTACAATTTGTTGGAGCAGTAACTATGAAACTAATGGGAAGGAAATCATCTTCGAAGCACTCGCTGACGCTTCTCCAGATAATACACAGAGCTTTGCTAGAAATTATTTAGCAGCAATAGCTGAAAATAGAGCCTTTGTACGATGCGTCCGCAATTTCCTTAAGATTAATATCGTTGGCCAAGATGAAATTGGAGCTAAAGTTAATTTTGAAGAACTTACTCCAGAAAACCCTCTTTCACCAACAGCAGTTCTTTCTAACCTAATGAAAGAAAAAAATATTTCTCTAGATGACTTAAAAAAGAAATTATCTAAAGAGAAATATGAAAAAGCTGAAGAAATAACTGCTCTTTCAGATATTCCAAAGCCAAAGATCTTCGAGCTTATAGATCGTATAAAGAAGTCTTCCAGTAAGTAATTACCATTTACCGGCTGGGCAAGTTTCAAAGTCAAGCTTTACTTTAGCTACCACGAAACATCCACAAAGTTCGCATCTGCCCCCCTTTTTCGAAAGGTTGGGGCATTTATTGCATATATCAAGCCTAGCTTTAGCTTCATCTTTTGTAGAGACAAGCTTTCCATTATTTATTATTGCTGAAGAAGCTCTTTGCGTTGTTTTTATCATTCCGTTTTGAATTTTTAGCCCTTCTTTTAGTAAATTTTTAAAAGATTCAGATATCATATTCTTACTGTTCCCGGATACATATTTGTATATTTAAAATCTATTGTTTTATAGTGTTGTGTCCCACAACTTTCCGAGCAAAATATTCTTCTTCCATTTTTTGCTCCGTTGTGTACCGATAAAGCTCTGGCTGTTCCATCTGGTGACGCTGATATTGTTCCATTTCCAAAAAACTCAAAACGAGTATTTGTGGTTCCAATATCAACTGGGATACTTGAAGCTGACGTTGCCTTTGCGTATGGATCTCCCCATACACCAGCGCAAGATATATAAGAAATGCCATTTTCTTGATAAGGAGTGTAGCTCGAACACGAATAAGACTGCTCAGTCACTATTCCTAAAAACTTTCTCTTATAAGATCTTAAATAAAATTCTGGAAATGCTTTTTCCATCCAAGGATGCACAAATGGAGCAAAAGACGCTGAACTTCCATATTCTGAAGAGATTTTAAATTCGCTAGCACTAGAGTTTTCCAAACCTCTATCTATCCTATCCAGATTTGTATACCAAACTTTACCAACACTTCTTGACGCTGAAACTCCTATTGAAGAGTTTATTGGTTGATAATAGCTATAAGTTTGTTGAAAGGTTTTTCTCGTCCCATCTTGACTCCATTCTATTATCTTATTCTCATCTTCCGTTTGATCTATTGGTAAATAATAATCTTTTGAAGAGGTAGTAAAATCAACAGCCCAAATCATCGGAATCATAACTCTCACTTCATTTAGATTATTAATTCCCACTGATAATCTATTGTATAAATTATAAGCTCTTGGCAACATATTCGCTAAAGTTCCATAAGCAGGTGAACCATCGCTTCTATATTCTTTCGGTAAGAGCGTAAGCCAAGGAGGAGCGCTATCGTTATTTATTAAAGAAATCGAGGGGCTAGAATCTGTATAAATAGTTAAATAATTTAAAGCAAAAGTTTCCGAAGTTGTTGATGTTCCCGGTATTTGTGTATTATTTTGCACAACGGTCTGACCTTCTGGATTTTCTATTGCGACGGAAGCGTTTTGTACATTTGGAGACAAACTAGAAGGATCTATTGACTCTGCGGCTGGATCTGTATCTTGATTATAAATAGATAAATTTTCTAATGGATTATTATATTTTTCTCCATATAATGATGATATTGCGTACCACTCAGGATCAAGAATTTGTATCGAGACATTATTTTTTATTACCGTCCTTGTGTTGTTGTATCCAATAGAATCTCGACTTTCCTCTATATTAGAATCATCTTTAAAATTATTTCTTTGCTTATAGTCTTCTAATATTGCTTGCTGTTCGGAATCCAGTACTCTCGAAGAAGTAGCTGCTTGAGACAAGAGAGTCCCACCATCAATACTAGCTTTTAATCTAGAAAATGAATTATTTACAAGAGTTAAAGTTTGCTTGTTAACATTTAAATTAGAAGATACTATTTGATATGTTGATTTTATTACTGGAATTAAATCTATGAAAGTTTGCTCTCTTTTAGCTTGAGAATCTTTAAAAAATGAATACCCACTCCCCGGATCTATTATTTTTATTCCTCCTATTTTTCCATATTCATTTAATACAACTTCTGCTTTAGCCTGTATTCCATTTATTTGATCTAGATTTGGTGGTGGAATAGTTAATGATGGCGGTATTAAAAATACAGAATCAGATTTATTTGGTAAATCTATATAAGTTATTGTTCCCTCTCTAATCGGATCTAAGTAGAAAGCATTTACTTCCGTAAATAATTTATATAGTATTTTGTAATCTTGTTTAATTACAAATGGATCTCCTGATATTCCACTGCCATAACTAATTCCTTTTAAAATATCAAAAATTTTGAATGCTTTATCTGGTAATACTATTCCTCTTAAAATAGGACTATCTAAATTAATACTAAACTTTTTATCCAAAGAATCCCTGCTGGAACTTGGTATAAATTGATCATATAAAAGATGAGTCCATTCTGGAGTTATTAATAACTTATTATAAGAATAATCAAAAGTACCTAAAAATGGAGTAGACACTGTAACCTTATGTGATTTTACAACGATTCTTAAATTTTTATTTTGGTTATCCAATTCTGAAATATTAAAAAATAAAGACGCATTCTTTAATTCTCTATTGTCTTTGCTGATTTTAATAAAAAATTTATTTTCTACAGGATCATAATTTTTATCTGCTCCATAACTTAATAATACGTCAGATAAAATCTCTTTATAAACTCCAGCATCTAAATATTCAACTGAGATTTTTAACTCATTTGTTTTTATATTTATGTTTCCATTGAAAAAAGTATAATCATAAAAATCATCAATTATTTTCCAAAATAAAGTAACGCAATTATTTTTTCCATTTGCATCTAAAACAATATTTATACATGGTAAAATTTCAGACACACAAGCTGGATAAAAATATCCTTGAGTATTCGTTCCATTTTTAGGAGAAGCTTCATATATAAAACTAGACCTTAAAGAACCGTCCACATAATAAACAAAAGACGAATCTGAATAGTTTTTTCCTTTAAATTTTTTAGAATCTAAAAAATAATGAATAAAATTATTTTTTATTTTTTCTCCATTTTTTCCTACTATATTTTCTGCTAACGCATACATTTCTGAAATCGTTGTTTTGATTTCATATTTTAATTTTGCGGGTTTTGATGAAGATGAATCTAAAACTACATTCGCTTGATTTGTTTGTAACTCAACTGTGTCAAAAAACAAAAATTCTTCTTTTGTTCTATACTCATTTGCCTGCCCATCTGCACTTTTTGTAACTAACCTACAATAAAAGAATATAGTACCCCCATTCTGAGGCGGATTTATTTTTATTGAACCATTAGATCCAAATATAAATTTATAATTTATTATATTATCGCCAGCGTCTTTTATCTCCTTTGTAGATCCACCACTCAAAGCAATCGGTGTCCAAGATCTATTTCTATTAGAAGTATAGTTTAAAAATATATCTAAAGAAGCTCCATCTTCCGGAAAACTAAATACTCCTCCTTTTTTATCTAAAAGCAAAGTAAGTTTTACAGCATTAAAATCATAATCGCTTCCAGCTTTTTCTATAAAAAAACCATTTTCTTGATTAACTATAGAATCCGATGGGATAGAATTAGAAGAGGCTTTTTTTATTATTATAGATCTTGAATCTTGACTTGGCTCAGTATTTGGATTTTTTGCAGCAATAGTAATTTTTAATCCAAAATCTTTATCTAAAACTAATAAATATCCATCTCTTTGATTAAAAAAAGATACATCTATAACTTCCTCATCGCCAAAAACAACCATCGAACTATTTACTTTTTGAATTTTTAATTCTATTGAAGACGCGTTTTCCACACTCCAATTAACATAAACAGAATCAACAATTATATTGTTAAGATTATTTATAACTCTAGTATCTTCAATCTTAATGAAAAGATCTTTTACTGTTGGAGGGCTTAAGGGGTCTTGATCTACGCCATCCGATATTTCAATGATTCCATCTTCTTGTATTGGCATATGATTTAATTTTTATATTCGTATATTGGTGTGTATTTTACGCTTACTAAAGATGTATTTTTTGCAAAACTTGTGTCTGGGGAAATAAATAATGAATAAACATAATTAGATATCTTATTAAAAATTACACCTCTCTGATAGTCATTTAAATTCTCTGGATTTGAGAATATGAATTGCAAAGAATTAGGATCTGTATTTATATATTTATAGTAATCGTTTTCATTTATTTCTATACCATTTTTATCAAATAATTGTAATTTAACATAAATAGTTTGATTTTTTCTCATTGTGGATATTTCATTCGATAAGGCTGCGTCGGAAAAGAACCTTATCGAAGAAGCATTTAATCTTGGCAACCTTAATGGCAAGATATAAGAACTAGAACTTGAAATCGCTGTATTATATAATTCATTTCCAGATGAGTCAGTTGTATTTTTTAGCGTAACTCTTACGGTTAAACTATCTACATTTTCTATTGGAATGATGTCAGTTTTTATGGAATATGAAATTACGCTAGAAGAGAATTTCGTCTTGAACGGCGCAGAATAAATTACAACGCCATCTTGATTTAATATTTCATATCTAATCATTTCTGTATATTGATAGTCGAAGCTAAAAGTCAAATCTGTTTCTTCGGCGTTATACATTGTAACTTTATTTATTGTAAGATTAGATAAAGCTGGATTCATATTGTAGCTATCTTTAAAAATAAATGGAGCTACAAATTCTGTCCCATCTTGTAATATTGAAGTTATATTAATAGATCCATCATTAGACAATAAAGAGAAGAAGTCCTGTTTACTGAACGTAGCGCTTGATCCGCTTGGGATCATTCTTATATCCGAGTTTCCAACTCTTAAACCGATCTGGTAATTATAATTGTAAGATAACTTAAATTGTATAGGATTGTTATTAGTGTATGGATTATAATATCTATAGTTATCAAAAGTTTGTTGGTCAAATACTGCTCCAGATATTGCAGGTATAGAATTTTGATTAGAATCATAAAAATTTGTAAGCGTTCCATTTCTTAGCAACTCTAATCTAAAATCAGATATCACAGGAGAATTACCTACTTGAATCGAATCTGACGTAGAGTACAAACTTCTGCTTCCGTCATCAAAGTCATAAAAATAATTTCTAGCTTCTATGTGTAGTGTTCCATATTTTCCAGATGTTGGAATAAAAGATATTTGATTTATTCCATTACCAGAATCAACAATTCCTGTTGAGATTGCAGCTTCGTCATTAAATGAATATATTAGTCCAGTAGCAAAATCTGAAATAACAGCGACTTTATTAAGTGAATTTATATTTTGCAATCTTAATCTTGGCCTCTTTACCTCTGGCTTCACATCTAAATAGAAATCAGTAGAACTAGTTCCGCTCACTGCTCTAAAAGCGTACGAAAATATAAAAGCTGAATCTTTGTATTTTTCATTATAAGAATAAGCAAAATAATTGTCTGTATTTAAAGGCAGCCCAGAATATAACTGGGTTTGATTTTTTATAGATGCATCTCCAGTGATTAGTTCTAAAGAAGAGTCCTTTTTAATATAATATAAATATGAAAAATTGTCAGCATATATATCTATCGCCCCAGATACAACTGGAAGATTTTTGTAAATGGGAGAAGACTGAGAAAGAACGTTATTAACCTTAATAAATGCGTTTCTTGTTTGGTCGCCACATAATTGAGCATCTGCTAATTTTAACACTTGCCCACTATTATATTGCAGCATTAAATTTCCGCCTAAATCACAAGCCATTGTATTTTGCGGCAAAGATAAAGCGGACATATCCCCATTGAAGTATCCGTCATCATTTATGCAAATCTTAGGGAAGTTTAAGAAAGATTTTGGCAAAGCCGCGCCCATCAAGCTTCCTTTTTTCACCATATTATTATTTATTAATAAAGAATAAGGATAGAAGATTTTATTTACTTGTATATTTTGGGCAGTTTGAATTTCTGTTACATCATCAAAATCTTGTGCGTATTCGTACTCTATTGAAGAGTATTTAAACACTAAAGGATATGTTGTGTATGAGAAAGTCGCGCTTTGCGGCTCGTAATTCTTAACTACAAATAAATAAATCTTACATTTATAAAATGAAGTTACTATTTTATCTGTTGCGCTGGAATATTTAGAGCTGCTATAGTCCCAAGGATAAATCTGTTTTATTAGACCATCAACATTTACATAAGATTTTGAAACTAAAATTCCATCGCATTCTCTAACTTCTGCATATGGTTTTGCTGATTCTTGTTGATTTGTATAACTAGATAAATTTGGATCTCCAAGTTGCAATACATCAACAGATGTAGAATTTATATTATAAATCTTTGATAGAACAGTTAAATCTTCGAAATTTATAGTGCCATCAGCATTTAAAGAGATGCAGTCTTTTTGACTAACATTTCTATAAGTCGAGAAAAGATAAATATTTATTAAATCCGATCTTATTTCTTTAATGTCCTTATCTAATACAGCATTTTTAGCATTTGGATCTAAGATTGATGAAGACTTAACTATTACATTATTATAAAAATCAGTTATTGTTTTGTTATTAAATAAACTTATTGAAGCGTACTGCTCAAAATTTTCAATGTCTTTCGAGTAAGCTGTTTTTATAGAGGTATCTATATTTATTAATTGATCTGCAATCGGCTTTCTTGTTAATGCTCCAATAATATTAAAAATATTAACTAAAAATATTTTATCATCATTTGGTTTTGCTCCAGAAACTGAAATTGATGGAGTTATGCTTGGTATTGGAGTCGTACTAGGAGTAGCGCTTGGTGTTATAGTAACGCTAGCCGTCGGCGTTACGCTAGTCGTTGGCGTTACGCTAGTAGTCGGTGTTACGCTAGTAGTCGGCGTTACGCTGTTGGTTGGAGTAACGCTAGGAGTAACGCTAGTCGTTGGCGTTACGCTAGTAGTCGGTGTTACGCTAGTTGTCGGCGTTACGCTGTTTGTAGGAGTAACGCTAGGCGTAATACTCGTTGTCGGAGTAATGCTCCTTGTCGGAGTTAAACTAATACTAGGAGTTATACTAGATGTAGGAGTATCGCTAGGCGTAATACTCGTTGTCGGAGTAATTCTAGTCGTTGGCGTTATACTAGTCGTTGGCGTTATACTAGATGTAGGAGTAAC